AGTTCTTTCAAATACAACAGTAGAAAATGCAGAAAATATTGCTCATGAATTTATAGGATATTTTAAAGTAAATGCAAATGAAGCTGGTGTTTATGAATTTGGACTTGATCCTGACGATAGCGCGGACTTATTTATAGATGGAAACAGAATTGCATACTTTTATGGTGGCAGGGGTCAAGCAGGTTCTCCGACAGGAACAACAACTTCTACTCTTTCGTTGTCCGCAGGGTATCATAGAATTTTGATCAGACATCATGAGTACACTGGAGGACAAGGCGTAACTTTATACTATAAGCCGCCTCCAATAACTGGGAGTTCAACTTGGGAGGCTGTACCGGCATCAAGATTTTACTATGATGTTTTAGAGCAAAATACTTTAACTTCTAGTCAAAGATTTTATTCAAATTCCCAGTTAAGTTCTTCCATTCCTCTCGGCAACAACGCTTTGTTGGATGGATTAAATAGAGGCTTGTGGAAAGCAAATGCTGGAGTTTATAAAGTTGGAGAGTTCGTTTATATCGAGAATCATAATGTTAAAGTTGCCAAAAGAGACATAAATGCAATTCCTAACTACACCCCTCTTTTAAGATTTTATGTTTGTGTCAAAACTCATACGGCAAGCGGCGTAAGAAATCCTTCTTTCAATAAAGAATACTGGGTTTGCGACCAATGCTCTAAAACCCTTAATGGATGTAAACTAAGATTTGGATCTGGTGATTATTTACCTTTCGGTGGATTTCCTGGTGTAGAGGAATATTCAGTTTCTTCACAATAATGCAATCAATAATTGAACATGCAAGTAATTCTGAATTAGAAGTTTGTGGATTTGTTTTTGTTGAAAACGGAGATTTAAAAACAGAACCTGCAAAAAATATAGCGGTTTATGCGAATGATGTATTTGAAATTCATCCGTTGGAAATTCTAAGGCACATCAGGAGTGGTAAACTCGCTGCAATTTATCATACCCACCCAACCTCAACAGAACAAGAATCAACATTTGATCAATTCAACTGCGAAAACTCTTGCATTCCTTACATTATTTATAGCAAAGAAACTAAAAAATTTAATTTGTTGCTACCTAAAAAATCACATGTAAAACAAGAATATGTTGAGATACTAAAGAAAAAATATGACTAATGTTTATCTATACGGAGAATTGCGAAACAAATTTGGCGAAGAATTTAAATTCAATATAAATTCTGCTAAAGAGGCTTTGCTCGCAATCAATGCTAATAAAAAAGGGTTTTTAGATGAAATAAAGAAGTTGGCAATGAAGGGGGTCCATTATAGAATGGTGATTGATGATGAGGTTGTTCAACACCCCAAGGAAGCGGAGATTCAAAAAGCTCCAAATGAAATTCATATAGTTCCTATTGTTTGGGGAGCAGGGAAAAATGGTATGGCAATAGGAATGATAGTGCTTGGAGCGGTATTGGTCGTAGCTACGGGAGGACTCGCGGCAATTGGAGGTCCAGCAGCAATGGGAGCTTTCGCGGCAGGAGGTTCTTTAGCTGGAGTTGCAAGTACAGTAGCAATGATTGGTGCATCCATTGCCATTCAAGGAGTCATGTCTTTGCTAACCCCTAAACCAAAAGCGGATTTTAATCAAGAAGTGCAGGCTGGCGGTAAATCTTATTTATTTGGAAATAAACCGGCAAACACATCTCAAGGTCAAGCAGTTCCAGTTGGGTATGGTAGATTAAAGATTGGAAGCTCTCAAATAAGTGCAAGCACAGATCACTATGCTTTAGCAACTGATATTAAGCAATTGATGACTCCTGTTGATAAACCAATCAATGAATATGTTGAGCTAGTAGCCGATGACGAAGCTGCACCAGCCGGTGCTGTAGAAGACATGTTCAGCACCAATCAAGCTGTTGACATGGATGACACTACTACATTTTATACCGTTAATGTTTTAAATTCTTATATTGATATTGTAACAAATAGTGCAGATAAAGTTTTTTCTAATCCTGTTGAAGTTGTAGTCAGAAAAAATGGTGATATAGTTTCTAATCCAGATTTAACAACTTATGATGATAATATAAGTTATGAGTGGGAAGAATTAAGCAATGATAGCTCAAAGGGCAAAGTAAAAATAGAAAATCCATATACAGTTAAATCAGGTCTTCTTGTCAGATCTTATCATATTCCAGATTTTACAGTTCAGTCTATTTTCACTGGATTGAAAAGCAGTCAAACTGGATATTTTCAAAAATATTCTCAAGGTGATTTAGTAAAGTTTGGTCCGTCTCAATTTAATAATTTGAAATTTGCAACTTGGGACACTGGTTATAATTATTTCAGCGGAGAACTTGTAAATTATCCAACAGGCAGTCCTGCAACTGATACATATTTTCAAGCAATAGTTAGTACAGGATTTTCTGGTCAATTGCCAACTGGCGCTGGAAATACCATAAACTCAACATGGTGGAGAAAAATCTTACCGCCAAATCTTGAGTATTTGTATAAATGCGTACCTGCCAATGGTGTTTCTGGCCACTTACCGACAACAGGAGAAATTGCTGGTGGAGCGCCAGTTGCAGAATCAACATTTTGGACTAGAGTTGAAACTCCCACTACTACAGCAGAGATGGATACTTTATTCTCTGACTATCCAGCCTACGAAGATAAAAATCAATATACTTATGTTGATGCAATAGACAATGTATACGAAGGCAAAATAAATGGAACTACAGCAAATATTGATAACTATGGGATGGAGTTTCTTGGTTATTTTTATGTGCCGACAGTTGGCGGCGATGGCAAAAGTTTCATAAAAGATGTTTTTGAAGTTGGAACAGGCACTGGATTGTACGAAATTATTAAAATTGGAGATACGGGACAATGGAGTGGTTTAGGATTTACTGGACTAGGTGGAACAGCTATACCTCCAAGAATAGGCTCAACATTTTATAAAAACCAAACGCAAGGAACTGGAAATGGCAAAATAATGCCAGTAGGCGCATATGAATTTAAACTTGATTCTGACGATGCTTCAGATTTATATATAGATTCTACTTTGGCTAGTGCATATTATAGCGGCCATGCAATGTTTTCTGGATTTGCAAATCCGCCTTGGATCAGTCAACCAAGCAGTGCTGAAATTTCTGGACTTCATTCTTCTACCACAACATTGTATTTAACTGCTGGCTATCATCGCTTACTAGCAAGGCTGCAAGATTTAAGAGGTAGCGAAGGAATTAGTTTGTATTATAGATATGACACTAACAGAGATGGAGTATTTTCAGATTGGCAACTCGTACCAAAAGAAAAATTATTTCATTCCGTTTCTGACCTGACGACACCAAAGACTCAAAAGTTTTCTGATATAGGCAAAAGGGCTTTAATTGTAGGTGCCACTGTAGCTGGAGAAAGATATAAAATAAAAACTGTTGGAACTACAAATTGGACATCTATTGGATCGGCAATTGCTCAAGTTGGAGCGGTTTTTGAAAGAAATTCTACAGCTATTTCTGGCAGTTCTCTCCAACAAGTTGTAGAAGATTTTATAACTTATTCTGAACAAAAATCAGCTGAATCAAATAGAATTGCTAGATTTATATCTGAAAGACCTTTGGTTAAAGGGCAAAGAACAACTGGATATTCATTTTATAAAGCTAGATATCGATGCAAGGTTACTGTAAATAATAGAGATATCTATTATTCCGCTCCAGTTAAAGTGAATATTAATTTCTTATCAACGCCTACAAGATTTAGAGGAGTTTCGACTCCAGAATTAAGCCAAGCAGTTCAAACGGCATAATGAAAATTTTAAATCCATACAGATTTTATAGAGGAAGCAGCAGTGGGAAACAAAATAATAAGGTTCCTTCTCTTACTCCTCCAAGACCTCAAGATTTAAAAAAATCCATATCAATTGCAGAAATTGTCGATTTACTTTGCGAAGGTCCGATTTATGGCTTGGTTGATCAATTTGGCAAAAAAGTTTATGGCTTAGACATGTTAAAGGGAGTCTATTTGAATAAAGTACCAGTTATGAATTATGATGGTAAATATAATTTCCGAAATGTTGTTATGGAAATTAATTTGGGAACAGAGAATCAAAAGCCATTGGCTAATTTTAGTAATGTTTTCATTTATAAACCAGCTAGTTTTAGATTACTAGGGCCGGTAAATGTTCCAAGTGATCAAAGTGTTGGTGGATCTAATGACGTAAGAGATGGGAAAAGTTTTACAAACTGGGCGCTTGGCTATCCAACAGATGTTAGAGATCCATTCACATTTGTTCATCATATAAAAAATAAAGACGTAAGAAAAATTAGAATCAGTTTAATTATTGAAGCTCTCAGCGATACAGTTGATAAAGGTTCTGCTCCTGGTGAATCTGGCGATCTGGGTATGCAAAAACCAACAACAGTTGTTATCGCTGTTACACACGGTATCGAAGGTACAAGAAAAGTCACAACAAAAGAATATCCTATTACTGGAACAGTAACTTCTCCTTACGCTTACATGTTAGGTGAACCAGTTTCGCAATCAACTAGAATAGGTTCTGGAGCAGTGACTTCAAGCGGAGGAGCGACCACAACTACAAGCGCAACTCCAAGTTCTGGGGGTGCATCACCTAGACTACCTGGTTTAACCGCAGGTCAAATAGAAGCCGCTCAACCCTCGGTGCCTATAAATCAACCATAATTATAAATTTATAATGCCATTAGAAAAAACATATCAAGAGCTTTTGGCCTCAAAGATAAACCCAAGAAACCCTTCTGCGGTTTTACCTGTTATTTATAATTTAAGAAAAAAGTCTTTTGAGCCTTACGTTCCTACAGCAACAAATAGAATTATATTTTCTCCTGGTGTTGTGGGGGATGGAGCAACTGCGGTATTTGATGTTATTAGTCCTACAAGTTATACGAGAAGTCAAACTATTACTTTGTCTGGCACGGCAACTTATATATTAACAGATGGTACTACGTCTTATACAAAAGCAGCTACTAGTATAGTAGCTCAAATAGATGTTGGAATAACAAATGAAAATAGAAATTTAATTGGATATCAGCAAAGAGTTTTAGCTTCTGAAATAGGAGACAATGGAGTATTTTCTTTTACAATTTCAAGTGAAATTATGGAGAAATTAAGTATCGGCACTCATTATGTTTATATTGATGCCGCTTCTCCTGATAATGCGCCAGTTAGACTTTCTGCAAGCAGCACGCCTTCAAATCCAACTGATCCACTTTACTATACAAGAACCTTTACAATAACAGCATAAATTTTATTATATATAAATGGAACCGAACTCTACAGATCCAGATGAAGGCACAAGCAGCAGTGTTGATACCAATGTGGTTTCTCAGGCAACTTTACGCAATTCAAATGAAATTGAATTATTGCCTTCTGAAAATGGCAGAGACAGGTATGTTATAGTAGAAAAAAGAACTGCTGAAACAATTTCTCCTTTAGTAAAAAAAGAGGTCGTATTAGATGGTATTTACGAAGTAATAGATAGAAACTTTTCATATCCATATGTAGCTCACGTTGGTATGAAATTTGATTCAAGAACATTTGGTAACATGCCAAATAGAGAGTTTGATGTGAAAATGAAGAAGGTAAAAGTGCCTTCTAATTATTTTCCTATTGGTGGAGATGGTTTAGACAGAAGATATGTCTTTGCCAATCCAGATTATCCAGCAAACCCAAATAGTCTTGACGTTATATTCATGGTTGATCAAAACATGAATGCTCAAACTAAAGCTTTGATAAGAAGAAATTTGCAAGAAATGATCTTCAAATTAGTTGCTGGATATACTAATATAAGATTTTCTATATGGCAAACGGCTGCATCGGGAACTAATACGGTCGTAAATCAAGCAACCAATGAAACTATAGTTGGATTTACATATTATAATACGGCCTCGTTTGCAGAAATGGAAACTCCAGATTCTGCTGGAGCAAATCAAACAAATTTATTTAAACAATTAGACACTGCTCTAAGCACAGCCCAATTAAGTCCAGCAACAAATCCTTCCGAAACTAATATTGCCAATTTCTTTTTAAGAAAAAGTCAATTCAGTATAACTGATGAAGTAGGCAAGCTGTCAGAAGAAACCGTTCTTCAAAATCTTTGGAAAAATACAGTAAGAAAAGTCGTTTATTTTTCTGGATCAACTCCAGAAACGATGAGTTCCGAAACTTATCAAATTCTCTTGAACAGGGCAAGAGAAGCTGGAATTCAATTGTATTATTTAAATACAGACCCTGATCGTTCTGGGACAAGAACTCTCAGAGAACTCGCAGAAGACACTGGTGGTGCAAAATTTAATTTACTTTACGATTCTGATTCAAAACTACAACAGTTTTGCAATACAAACTTTTACGACAGTAATAAAATTTATTACGGAGATTGGGACGGTACTTTTAAAATTGCTTGGACAGATAATCCCGCATGGATTTTGTATGATATAATTACAGACTTTAATTATGGTTTGGGCAATTATATTGATTCCTCTTCTGTTGATAAATGGACTTTGTATGATATTGGTAGATACTGTGACGCTGTAGATGATGATGGCAGATTTAGAGGCGTGCCTGATGGTAAAGGAGGTCTTGAGCCAAGATATACATGTAATATTATTTTCTATAATAAAGATGAAGCCTATAATGTATTAAAAGATATCGCAGCAATATTTAAAGGAATTATCTATTGGAATACAGAAGGCTTTTCTTTCTTCGCTGACAAGAAAAAAGAGCCATTGGTTTATTTTGCAAATACTAACGTTAAAGATGGTTTATTTAGCTATTCTGAAACCGCAAAGAATAAAAGATATACTAGTGTAGAGGTAACTTATAATGACAAATTTGATAATTATAAAACTAAAGTCGAATTTGTCGAAGACGTTGACGGAATTTTAAATTATGGTTTGAATCCTTATAAAATAAATGCGGCTGGATGCACTTCACGATCAGAAGCTAGAAGAATAGGAAGATATGCATTAACAAGCTCTATATACGAGACAGATACAGTTACCTTCACTGCTGGATTAGAAGGCGCGTATTTACAACCTGGCGATGTATTTGGTATCAGCGATGAAATAAGAAACGTTGGCAGATCATTTGGTAGAATATTAGAAGTCAATGAAACAGCTAAAACAATTAAAATTGATGGTGAGTTCAACACTGGTTTAGACTCTGGAGTTTACATCCATGTGCCATCTGGTAATTTTTCTCTCTCCGATTTAAATTCTTTAACTGGAAGTGACGGTGGATTTACCGGAACTCTTGAACAAATTAGAGCCAGAAGACAAAAACAAACTAGAAAGTTTAATATTCATACGGTCACAGACGACACATATGGGGCCACTTTAACTTTAACTGGAGATTTCTTATTAAAATCAGGTATATTTGATGTTTATGCGCTTGAAAATAGAACTACAGGAGCTTCTTCAACGTACACGGGTATAACAACATTAACTGGTGTAGTTTATAACTTTCCTCCGCATACCGTTGTAAATGGAAATCCAAGGTGGGATACTTTGACTTTCTCTGGCATTTCTGGAGTGCTTTCTAATCTTGAAATAGATATTGATTTTTCTGGAGACGCTGGGACTGGATTATTAATATCTGCCTCAACCCCAAGTTGGGAAGGAATTATAACTGGTTTTAATAATATTAATTCAGACAGTGGAGATTTTGCTTGGACTGTCGCATCTGAAGGAAGATTAGAGTCTTATAACTCAGCTGTTATTTATAGATACAATAGTGGAGGCGCTTATGAGGCGTCTAACTTATTAGGCAATATTAATAGCATATGGTCTAACCCTGTTTATACTAACGCAAGTACTGGAGATGTTGTTATTGCTGTGTGGCCAAGTGGAACACTAGATTCTACAACTCCAAATGCAATATGGTCAACCGGATACGCAGCAACAGAAGTATTCAAATTGGGATTAGATACAAATACTAGCAAAGATAATTGCTTATATTGTGTCGCGCTAATTAAAGAAGGTTATCGTTTACTTGAAGCTGGTAGCAAAAGAGGTTTAGATTATCCTGGTATAAAATTTAATTATAGAGATTTGTTGGCTTATTCTAAGTTACGTCCATATTATACTTTTGTTCAAGCTGATTTCGGAAGCAGAGCAGAATCTATTTATGAAGATTGGAAATCTGGCAGAGATTATTCTGTTGGAAATATTGTAAAACATTATTCCGATACATATATCTGCACAAGATCTCATAAATCTTCTGAATATTTCAGCGAAGATTATTTAAATTCATTTACAAGGCAATGTGATATTGAAGCTGGAAATAAAAATATCGGATTAACAACTCAACATATCTCTGAGCTTGGTGGCGTTGCTGTTGGCATGTATGTAGCTGGTGCTGGAATTCCAGCAAATTCAAGAATAAATAGCATAACCGACGATCCAAGTAGCATTACTTTTCATATCGATAAAGATCCAACTGCTACGGCTAATAATGTAACAGTAACTTTTTCAAGCAGATTAGTGGGAGGCAACAGCTCATCTGCATCAAAATGGACTAGAGGAAATGAGGAAGGATATTATTCAGTTGGCTTGCCAAAAGATTTTTATGGTACAGGTAAAATTCCTTTAACAACACCTTTAACATCTAGTCTCGTATCTGGCGCATTTACTGCCCTCGGATTAGAAGTTTACGTTGGCACTGGAACTTTAGGACAATCGGATTTAAGATTATTACCAGAGTCTAACGGAATTGGATATAGTGGTTTAGTTTACGGCACTGGATACCCCAAAGGCGTTTATAGTTTAACTGTAGACACAAATCCTCAAAATTTAGATTTAATAAACGAAGGTTCTCTGTATGTTTTAAGCGGATCTGGAGTTGAACCAAAACTTTATAAAACTATTGCGAATAAAGAAGAAGAGGCTAACCAGTACGCTATTGTTGGCATAGAGTATTTAAACAATAAAGATGATTATATTGAAAAAGATATTTTAGATACCTCTCCAAGTTATTACGTTCAAGGGCCATACGATGTGGTTATAAAGCCTAATCCACCATCTGGAATACAAAGCATAAGTGGTATATCTGGAGCAACAAAATATACTGGTATTCAAGTGATATGGTCTGGAACAAACAGTCCAATTACCGGCTATAAAGTTTATGTTAGCAGGCCAGATTATTCAACAATAACAAATGAAACAGACGCGATTGTAGAAAGCTATACCATTCCTTCTGGAACGCATACATTAACCATTCCAATAACAGGTTCAGACGGTAATGATATTTGGGGCCAATATGATTTTAAAATATATTCGCAAGGCACAACATACAAATTACTTTGCACAGATCCGGTAGAAACTGGAATTGTTATGCTGCCTTCTGGTAATTTAAAGATTAACGGAACTAACGCATTAACTTCTACAATTCCAAGTGGATTTACAATTGATACAGCAGATCAAGACTCTGTAAAATATTCGATTGGTTATGCTGGTGGCACTTATACTGGAAATGGTAGAGGGAACTGGACTTCAAAAGATTTAGTTTTTAGATGGAAATACATTGATCCAACGGGCGGCAAAATGACAACTAAAGAGCAGATCTACGAAAATCCATTTGTTGATTTGCCTCAAAAAGTAACAGTACAGGTTTTAGATTCTGCTGGTCAAGTCTTAAAAGAAGAGAAGAATTATCAAGGGCTATCTTATAGAATAACACAAGCCGATAATGCTGCAATGTTTGATAGCTCGACTACTCCAGATTTTGTAGAGTACTCAAGAGAAATAGGATTAAGAGTTATTGTTACTGACAACACTAATTTGTCTAAAACAGGCACCTTCCAAGCAGTAAATCAATACCCTGGTTATTCTAAAATACAAGTCATAGACTCTTATCAAAACTCTCCATATTATATTCTATCTGGATATTATGGAAATAGAGGATTTACTGGATTGGCTGTTTGGAGTCCTGACGTAGCAAGTACAATTGGGGCTATAACAACAATTTCTGGTTCTGGGGTAAGAGATGCTGACGGTAATTTAATTAGAAGCGAAAGCGAAGATGTTCCATTAACATTCAGAGATATCTCTGGGGCATTTTCAACCGCTACATTCTACAATGGCACTGGATTAGCGGTAGGTACTAGAGCGGCGGTTTCAATTAATTTTAAAGGAACAGGCGAGCCTGATTATGAAAAATATGTTTATGCTTATGATGATTTAAAAGATCATTATGAAAAATATGTTGATAAATCAATTTCTGTATCACAATGGGGTGCGGATCACTATTCTTCCTTCGGTCAAAGTGAAGGAAGAGAAATTCCAACAAAGGAAGGAAATCCGCTAGGTATTTGTAACCTTCACGATATAAATCCAGCAACCCAGCCAAATAAAACAGGATTTTCTGGCATTGCATTCACAGTATTACCAGAAGACGTTTCAAAGGGTAAGATAATATTTAATTGCTTTAACGCCACTTCAAATAAAGATGTTTTCAGTGTTGATGTATATACTGGAGTTGGCTATACTGATATTATAAATCATACCGAAATGGAAGAAGGTAATTGGTACGAAATCGTTACTTTAGGCAGCAGCGTGAATTGGAGAACTATAGGTCATGATTCAAATACTCCAATATTAGGAAGCGAATTGGAATACAATGGAGAAACAATAGCTGGATCAAGTGCGACCGTAAAAAGAGTATTTAAACCTGATTTAGTTAATCATACTAATCTCTTTGGGGCGGTTTCTTTAACAGAAACAAGAAGTTATTTGAATGTGATTACTCTTGGAGAAAGATTGCCTACGGGACAATGGTTATACTTTAGATTCAGACCTTGGGACGACTATGGAGCAGGTTTTACTTCTAAAGTTGTAAGCGGATATTTAGAAAGAGAGCCAACAGAAGTTACATCTCCAATTGCAAATAGATATAACTTAGACGGAGGTAGAAATGAAAACGAACTTATCAGTATTCCTGGTAATACTCTAGTTAAAAACTATAAATACAGAATAGAGCAATTAGGCAATCCAGAAATAAACTGGGTCACAATTGGAGCAGATTCGGCTACTTTAAATTCTGAATTTATATATAACGGAGAAACTGTGTCTGGAGGTGGAACTACAATTGGTAAAGTTAAAAGAGTAGAAATTCCCTACGTTGTTCCAGAAAATCAAATAAATTCAACTAATCTTGTAACACCAAGAACAGATTCTTCGCTTGTATTGCCCACCGATATACAAGAAGGAAGCTCAATCATTCTGGTTAATAGAAGTCTTGAACATAACTTATACGTTGAAGACAGCAATGGAAATCAAATCTCTATAATCAGGCCCAATGAACGAGCCGAGATTATTAGAGATGATGTTGAATGGAGAGACGACAGAGGCTCCGTTCTATCGCTTGAGTAATTAGAATTTAATATCAAACACTGATTCGTCGATCTTGCTATCCACGCCTTTAACGTAAGAAGAAATCTCAGTCTCCTGTGGGGCGACTTGAATCTTCTTGCTATCATAGAAGCTATCTAACCATCCAGCAATAGGATTGCCCTTTGCGTTGTATAGCTTCTTGTATCCCATAGAAGTAAGACGATTATCAGCAAGCCACTCAACATAATGCTTGAGCGAATCAGCGGTGAGACCAATTAAACTACCCTTTGAGAAAAGGTAATCGGCCCAGTCTTTTTCTGCATCCACGGCCATACGATAAGCCTCGTAGATACGATCTTCATTCTTCTTAAAGATATCTTGGAAGCCTTCCTTTGGCTGATCACGGAGAATCTTCATGATGTTCTGAGTGATTGCAACGTGAAGGTTTTCGTCACGCGAAATTAAATTAATAATTTTAGCGTTTCCTTCCATCTTTCCGCGATATCCAAAGTAAAACGAGCAAGCGAATGAAACATAAAAAGTTACCCCTTCGGTGATCTGAGTTGAAAGGAGTGCATCGAAGATTTGCTGCCTTGGGTCATTGCTCTTGGTATTAAGCAAAGCGTCGTACTTATTGGAAATAAACTGCGCCCTCTTGACGATCTCCTTGTCATCTAAAATAGAGTCGAAGAACTTTGTAGCATCAGGATGGACGTTCTGCAAGATATATGTATAACTATTGCTATGAATAGTTTCAAAGAATGACCAAACATTCATGCAGATCTCAAGTTCTGGATTACTGACGTAATCAGAAAGAGAGTTAATGCTACGGGATAGCATTGAATCTGTCATAGTTTGGAAGCGAAGATTACTATCAAAAACAAACTTCTCTTCTGGAGATAGATTCTTATAATCAGCTGCATCCTTAGTAAGATTAACTTCCTGTGGTCTCCAGAAGAAATTAATCTGCTGATCGTAGAGATCATAGAACTTGGGATACTTTAAACGATCATATCTTTGGATCGCCAAATCTTCGCCAAGGAAGAGCGGTTGTTTAAGTGAGTCCACGTTTACAGTGTTGAGTACAGTTTTCATATTATTACATGTAGTTTCTACTGCGATCTTTTCGTCCTCCTGAGTGGTGAGGTCTATTAGTTCCTTGCCACATTTTCCATTCTTTAGTTGTAGGGGCTTTTAATTTCTTTTTTTGTTTTTCCGCCTCTAAAAGCCATACTGGTTTGTAAAGATCAAAAAGTTGATTAATATAGTTATCGTCAGCCGTTCTAGCTGATTCATAACCTTTATTGATAAGCCACTTTCGCTTTCGCGAAACACTGGCATTAGAGAGAAATTTATAGTCCATTTTTATAAGGTGCAAGCTCCACCAGCGCAGCCTTGGGTGTCGTCTTGCGGTTCTTCGGTTTTTGTTTCTTGTTTAATTTCTTGTTTTGTATGTAAAGCGGTTTGAGTGTCGCCGTCAAACGTATTTGTGTAGTAAAGATTTTTAATTCCGTACTTATAAGCCAGCATTAAGTCTCCAACAAGTTCTCCTTGGCTTGGAATTTTATTTTGATAACGAGTGGCGTTATAATAAAGATTAGTTGAAATACTCATGTCAACAAATTTTTGAAGAGCAGCGACTACCTTCAAATACCCCTGATTATTGGGCATTTCAAACGCGAGGGTATAATTATCCTTGTTATTTTTGATATGGGGGACCACAACTGGGATAACTCCAGCCTTTGAACGCTTATAAGAAATCAAAGAACGAGGAGGTTCAATCCCGTTAGTCGATGATTGAATAACAGAGCTAGACTCAACAGGCATCAAGGCAGTCAAGGTACTGTGACGCATACCGTGAGTTTTAATTTGCTTTCTAAGCTCTTCCCAATCACAGTGCAGTTTCTCAGTGACAAATTCATCAATATTCTTGCAATAAGTATCGATTGGCAGAATAGCTTTTGAGAACTTTGTTTCAGAAAACAAGGCGCATGGACCCTTTTCTTGAGCCATCTTAACTGAAGCCTTGATGAGATTATAACTCACAAGCTCCATGATAGCGGCGGCTTTGTTGGCGGCATTCTTGTCGGTATACTTGACGCCAATATTAGCAAGATAGCCAGCAAGATTAGTGACGCCAACCCCAAGACTGCGGCGATTCTTTGCAAAATTTGCAGCAGCAGGAACGAAATAGTTTTGATGATCAATCAAAGCGTCAAGCATACGAACAATAATTTCGCATACAGGCTCCATCTCGTCCTTTACAACCTCAAGAAGATTAACGGCAGATAAGATGCAAACGCCGATTTCTCCATTGGGATCATTCAAGTCCTTGATAGGCTTGAGCGGATGATTGACCTCAAGGCAAAGATTGCTGGTATCAACTTGGGCATTCCAAGAACCATGCGAGTTTGCATGATCAACGTTCATCAAATAAATGCGACCAGTTTCTACACGCTCTTTAGAGAACAAAAAGAAAAGATCACGCGCATTAATTGTCTTTTTAAATTTAAGGCTCTTGTTCTTTTCTGCCGCTTCATAAAGCTCCTTGAATTCTGGCATACCAAAGCTATTCCAAAGCTCTGGGACTTCGTGATAAGAAAATAAAGTAATGCTTTCATTCTTGACCAGACGATCATAGAATGTACGATCAAATCCGATGCAATAGTCGAGTTTGCGAACTCGGTTGTCGTCTGTGCCAGCATTATTTTTTAATACAAGAATATCCTCAATATCATGATGGAACCAAGCCATGTTTACTGTTGCAGATCCACCGCGAATACCATTTTGATGACAAGACTTAACGGTAGATTCAAACATCTTTAAAAAGGGAACAGGTCCAGTATGGCTAACCATGCCGCCCTTAACAGGTGCATTAACTGCACGGAGACGACTTGCGTTAATACCGATACCGTAACGATTTGCGGTAGCAAATCCAATGGCGCTATTATTCGCAAAGATAGAGTCAAGAGAATCGTCTACACTAAACAAAGCGCAAGACGCATAAGATTTGAGGGTAGTTCTCACTCCAGCCATAATAGGAGTGGGCAAATTAATTTTGTGCTGGCTAAAATAATTATAAGCCTTCTTGATATAGTTGGTCCGCTCTCCCTTATAGTCCTTAAATAAGGTCATTGCAATGAGCATATAAGCAAATTGCGGGGTTTCATAAAGCTTCTTATTAGTTCTATTCTGAACTAGATACTTTTCGCAAAGCTGCTTAATACCAGCGTATGTGAAATTAAAATCACGATCATGACGAAGGCATTCATCAAACTTATGGAATTCACGATCATCATACCATTCAAGAATGGCGGGATCATAAACTTTATTTTTAATATTATCTTTTACGAAATCAATAAGTTTTGGGGCATTCTTGCCTCCCCAAACTTCTTTACGCAACTGGTAATTTAAAAGACGAGAAGCAACATACTGATACTGAGGCTTTTCTTCGGAAATGAGTCCAGCCGCAGCTTCAATTAATGTGTTGTGGATATCTTTAGAGGATATTCCATCAAAGAAAGAAAGGTTCGCATTCATCGCGACTTCCTCAAAAGAGGTATCGTGAATTCCAGTGCAAGCCCATTCTAAAACTTTGTTAATTTTATCGGCGTCGAACTTTTCAATTTCTCCGCTTCTCTTCTTAACAGTCATTAATTTTTTCATAAAAAGTAAAATAGGGTAAAAGATATTACATATCAAACAGGAACTGCCAAACTAAAAAGTTTGGACAAACGATTATTCGTAGTTCTTTACAAAAGAAAGTGTATCTAGGCGAAATCCGTTAGCCATATAAAACCCTTGAAGTCTCGGATCTCCGCCATTACACATGTAGTTCATGGACAAAAAGTCAATCTTTTTTTCGACAATAATTTTCTCAACTTCTTGTAGAACTCTAAATCCTCCAAACATAGTTGGATGGGTTGAAACCCATACAATCTCATTCAATCCTGTTTTGCCGCAACTCCAATCTTTCGATATAATTCCAGCAAACAAAGACACAGGCTGATCTTTGTCGAAGTAACAAACTATTACCGCATCATTTTTAAATACTAATAAAAGCTGAATGAGCTGATTCTCTAAGTGGTCAAGATCCCAACGACCAGCTACATGACCTTGCTTATCAAGAATTTTTTTAAGCCCCTTGCTATCCTTCATTTTTTGAAGGATAGGCTTGAGGGCTAAAGTACTTATAATTCTTTTGACCATTACTTAATAAACTTCAGTAATGCGCGAGCTTCTTTAGCTGGAATATCTGACCATGTTTTCCAATTTGCAGCATCTTCATTTTGATAAGACTCTGCCTTCCAAAGCTCTCGTAACCAAGATTTAAAATCGCTAAATCCACCGCCGATATTTTCGGTAAACTTCTTGGAAAGAATCCCTTGCGGAGAAATGTCGGCAGATCCGTCTATTGAAGAAGATGCTGCTTTAGCTCCATTTCCTTTCGCAATTTCATCTTCTCCAACAATATGAATGCCTAGATAGTTTCTCACGGTACGCACAAACGCGCGATTTGCAGCGATAGTTTCAAGAAACTTTTGACCAAAGCCATCTGTATTTTCAAAAGTTGCATTTGCAACATCCATAGACGAGATAGAATTCCAATCATCTTCAATTGAATTAACGTTTGTTTCGAAATTGCTGATCCAATCAATAGTGCAAGATGCGACTACATAATCTCTTTCGAGCTTAGGAAATTGGAAAAGGACTCGGGAATATCCACGCAACTTTGCAACCTCTTTGATTCCTCCAAGCTTAATTAAAAGCTGCTCGTCTCGCAGATCAGTAGCTGATTCTGGAACTGGTTGGTTCCTACGATTGAACCAATCCTTATTTGGATAAAGATGAGCGGGATTAACCATTGCGCGCCAATTGACGGTGCCATCTTTATTAAAGATATAATTTACTCCATTGAGAAGCCCGCGTTCATCGCGAACTGTTGGTTTGGTAGTTTGTGTTTTTTCGCTCATCTTTTAAAAAATAGAAGTGTGGAGACTCTTTCCAGAAGTCTGGATCATCGACTATTTTTGAGTACTTGTCAAGCTTTGGTAGATCTTTTTTCCAGAAAAATTCACAAGCATAAATTTTACCATTAGAAATAAAAACCTTTTCAGAGGAAAAGAGGCACGCTTCATTTATTTCGTCAATATTTTTAATATCTTCTTTAACGAAAGCCATTTCCTTTTCTAAGGAGAAATCAAAAAACCTTTCTGCTAATTCGCCCCATTTCTCATTATCTTTGGCAAAAAGAGAAATTTTAATTCCTAAAGACTTTAGCTCCTCCAAATATTCAATAGTAATTCTTTCGCTAGCTTCTATTGTGATCGCTTGAATTTTATTTTTAATCTTATTGATGCATGGAATAGATATTTCTTTATCAGTAATAATATTTAAATGAGAAATTTTTGAGATTATCTCTAATATTTTTTCATCAAAATGCAAATCCATTCTAATGTTGCAAAGTTTATTTTTAATAAAGGACGGAAACCGAGGTTCATTTGGGACGATTTCTATAACTGAATCATGATAGTGCTTGCCGAAATGTAACGTTTTAACTTTATTTAAATCATTTATTACGCCAAGCTGATCTAAAACATTTTTAGCAATAATTTCTGGCTTTATTGTATTAATTTTTTTATTTTTCTCCATCAAAGAAAAAGATGGCTTGCCATATTTTTGCCAATCAACTTCAATTATAGACTTATTTTTTTTGTCGCCCCAAATTGGATAGCAATTCTGAGCGTAACAATACGAATATAAAGAAACTATTTTTTTATTGTAGAACCCAGCTAAATGAGTGGATAAACTGTCTACGCCAAGATACAAAGAAGAATTTTTGATTATGTAGGCTAATTGACGTATAGAAGTCTTTCCACGAAGATCTTCGTCAACTCCTTCAACAGTTTGATCTGAAGGGAGTCCAACATGAACAATTTTATAATCAGAACAGTATTCACGAATAAAAGAAAATACTTTATCCCAATAATCATATTGCCTTGAATTGCCTTTACCGCTGGTTTGAAATACAACGTATTTGTCTAGAACCATTGGATAATACTGCTCTAAAATAAACGGCTTATCAATTTTTACCCCACAAGATAGGGCATAGCGATCAAGAAGATGCATGTTAATTTCTAGTATTTAATTGTATTAAATCTTTTCCGTTGTGTTGATAATCAAACATTTTTTGCGTTCCTAAATGTGGGAAAAACGCTATATCAAAATAGCCTTTATGTTCTCCATGACCTTCCATAGTTAATAGATTTTCCATTTGTGGGCTATAAAGCAAAACTTTATGAATATGAGGATTACCGTCAAGAATATTAATGTACTCTGGTTTAGTTGAAAAATATATATTATAATTAGGGTACAAATTTTTAATCGAAGGCAGTAAAGAAGTAGACATAAAAACATCACCAGCGCTTTCTGGCATCATAAACAATATTCTTCTCCCTTCGTCATCTTTGTTTAAAAGATCGCCCAGTTCTATCTTGTTATTTTCTGCATTCTCTTTTCTAGCTACGTGCTTAAAGTACTCAAGAATTTCTTCTCTTTTTCTGCCGCCGCTTAAAGCTCCGAGCCAAGATTTGACGCCTTCATCTCTGATATCAACACTCATCTTCAAAATATTTTTATATAAATCAATAATCCATTCTGTATCGGATTGGTCGTTGCTTGGAGTATAATTAGGGTCTCTCTTTTCAAAAACTGGAGCTTCAAAATTCCATTGAATAGGTTCTGAGCTATCAATAATAGCTTCAAGTTGTTTGCCAATTACTTCAACAGACAAATTATCAATAACGAATTTTTTTGCACGCTGCCCCATCTCTTTTCTTTTTTCTTTGGGCATTCTATATACTCGTTCCAACTTGTCCGCAATAGATTCTGGCAAAGTAGTAGCTTTAATAAAGTTTGTGCCAGGTTCAAAGTATGGCTTCCAGTTTAAAGGCATACCGCCGCTTTCATCGGTGCAGAAATCTTCTCCACAAGAATAATTTGTAACAAGAGTAATAAGCTCGGTCATTTTAGCTTCTGTAACAGGTATCTCTTGTCCTCCGCTTGTAAATGGATGGCAGTAAACATCCATTAAATTATAGATTTCATTCAACTGGGCTTCGTTGACTCCATTATTAATGTTCGTCGTTTCTACTGAACCTAGCTCTCCACAAAATCTACATTTAATTTTCTGCCCCTCAAATGGTTTAACTTCAAATTGCTTGCACTTTTTGCAAAAATATGTGGTGAGAATATCTTCGTTTTTTAAACCATTATCTTTAATTAATTTAACAATATCCCATCCTTCTGACCAATGAGTATGCAGAAGCAGCTTTGCTTTGACATTAGGGTTTTTATCTTTAAAGATTTTGAATCCTTGCAATAAATTAGGAACGCTTTTTCTAAGTTGATTTCTAAAAACAAATCCAATAATAAACTCATCAGACAGGCCAAATTCTTTTCTCAAAAGTGTTCTTTGCTCATCTTTAAGTCTAAAAAAAGAATTTATCTCTGTAGCGCCTCTTAAAGTTTTGATTAAACCTTTTGGGTAACCAAGTCTTTCAACTTCTCTAGAAGCAAATGAAGCCCAAGCATAATAGTGATTTACTTTAGGTATGATTTTAAGAGCCTCTTCGTACAAAGGAACAGAATCTAAAGTAGTCCAAATCATACAATTCTTGTTCCACCATTTCTTTTCTACTAATGGAGTTAGCGCCCAAATATCCTCCACTCCAATATAGAAATCTGGTTTTACTTCTCTAATTAAAGAATCTATCTCCATTAATCCATAAGCCGCAATCCTAACTTTTCCTTGGTCTTGATTAATTGAGTTAAGAATTTCTTGTTTTGGTAGTGTTCCATAGGCTTTCCAAGGCAAAGACTCCAAGCACTCTTCTTCTTTTAATTTGGCATTTGAAAATTCAACAATATTGTATTTGCCCGTTTTATAAAGATAGCGAAGAATGTTTTTGGCATTTTTGCCAAATCCAGTAAACATCCTGCTATAATTGCTATGGAAAACTACAGTTTTTTTCATTCTGAAACTTCAAAACTTTTACGAAGATAATTCTCCATGTATTGAGCAACAAGCTCCGCTTCTCCAAGTTCGAAGCCAATCAAAAAAGATTGCTCGCCCTTCTTGATTGAAAAAGAAAAAGCATTATCTCCATTCTTCTTTTGATAGGGTCCAAACATAATTGATGTCGTTGACCCTTGATAAGCGTGAACAGTAGAAAATTTAGCCGATTGTCTAACGGCGCGGATCATGGATGCAGCCTCTACTTGATTCAACTTCAGCGCAGCAGTTTTTTCTGGGTTTTTTGCATTTTCTGAAAACGATCCTTTTTTGGTTTCATCATTCCAGCCAGCTTGTTTTACAAAACTGACATAAAGATCTGGTCCCTCTCCTTTGGTTTGATCTTTGTCTTTATACGATACATTGAATGACAATGCCGTTCCCGTGTTAGATTTATTTGGTTTATAAAAGTTAAGGCGCATGTTAGTTAAAATTATAAGTTTAACACGATAGAATTAAAGAAAAATAGACAAAAAAAGCGCACCTTTAAGTGCGCTTTTAAGTTTACTTTATCTAATCGTTAGACTCGTAACTTCACTAGACAAATACCCGCTTCTATTTGAGACATCAACTTTATAATTACCAGAGTCAGAAAGTTTGGCGTTTTCTATTTTTAAACTAGCTTGAGTTTTTCCAAAAAGAGGTATCCCATTTTTATACCAAATAAAAGTAAGCGGCGGTGATGCAGATGGGTCTACTTTTGCTTTTATAACAATATCATCGCCAACATAAGCATCTAATTCTACACTATACAGGTCTCCTTCTAAAAGCCAAAAATTATTCTTAACTTTCGTAAGAGTCCATTGTGACCCCATAGATTTAGTTCTAAAAGCGTTATCTGGATTTAAAATAACAACTCCAGGTCTTGCATCTATTAAAATAGTACCATCAGTTAAACTGCTGCCATAAATAATGGCACCACTTTTAAAAATTTCTTTTATCTCATATGGAACGACTATCTTAGCAATACTATTCGCTCTAGATACTACATTTAATAATGTTTGTTGATCTCTAAAAGATAATACATACTCTTTATCAACAAAAACTGTTTTGACGCTTGTTATTTGAGAGTAGCAGGTTGAAGCTACAAACATTACCGCTGTTATTAAAAACAGCTTCATTTTATCCCTTAGTAATTATAATCTTAACGTTAGAAGGAGCTACGGGAACAATAACAACTAAAGTAGCATTATTACTGTCGCTTGATCCAATTGTGTTAGATGCAACAACTTTATAAGTTCCAGCGTCTGTTGTTTGGATGCTATTAAAAACTATCGATGTGCCTGTTGCAACTTGAACATTATTTTTGAACCAAGTATAAGTAATCGGCGCAGTTCCATCAGCAGTTACACTTAGTGTTACTCTGGTATTTGTGAATACTGTTTCAGATACGTCGGGATTCGGAGGAGTCTGGGCGCTAAGTCCAAACGAGAATGCAATTAAAAACAAGACCGAGAATAATAATTTCTTCATATATATCCGTTTACACAAAAGCCCACGTTTTACCGTGGGCTTCGAACTAAGTACTTTTACTTAGATTAATCTCTACTTGGCCACATTCCTTGAGTGCAAATAATTTGTCTTGGCAAGCCAAGCTCTGCCCAATCAACTTTTCTCCCGTCTTTGGTGGGACGAAGATCAGGAATTTTAAATGTCGATCTGCCATCTCCTCCGTACATTGTACCAAGAATGGCAAAAAGTGCTTGATTGTCTCTGATTTGAAGCTCTCTACCATCACAGTTCATGTAATAGCGTGGAGCGAAATTTCCAGCAAACGTGGAAATTGAACCTATGCAGTCGTCTCCTTGTGTCATATCTAATAATAATTTAAGTTTTTTAATATACTTACTCTATGATAACTCTTGAAACATCATTTTCATCCCATTTTGTTTCGTTCATAGAGCCTTCGTTCTTCTTCTTTTTGCGGCTAAATTGAGAATAGCAAATCGCCGCTCTTTGTTTTTGATTTGGATATTCCTTCAGCATAGTATCTGAAGACATACAGGATGCAATAAAGTCATCCTCTTCTTGATTTTTTTTAGGTGTTGGTAATGGCATAATTATTTTTTAGTTGATATTGAAGTTGATCCTTTTTGTACGGTTACTTTTTCTCCATCAACCGTAACGCTCATTGGTTCTCTAGACTCTTCTAGATTTTTAATTAAAGAATTGATAATAGAAATTTCTGGTTTTTCTTCTTTTTCTTTAGAAGATGTGATGCCAGCTAACATTGTTATAAGGGCCATTGCTGCGGTAGAAACTAATCCTATAACAGCAGGAAGTGATTCTTTTGGCAGGAAGGCGCTAGATAAAACTCCAACAATAACCAATATAACTATACAAGGAATAGCTACTTTGCCGATAAATTTGGACGCTACATCTTTAGCCGAAGATTGAGCTTCTATTTTTTTAAGTTCTATTTCTGACTTAGCTTTAAGAACATCAACATGTTCTTCTAGTTCTTTTTCGTTTAATATCATGGCGCTTGTGGTTGTATGTATATTTACACCATAGATAATAAAAAACCCCCGATTTCTCGGGGGTTTAGGTTAGCGGGAGCTTGTGTATCTTGTGCCTTGAAAGGTAACGGCCTTAACCTGATTCTTTGCGAATCGACGATTGCGGCCAGCATTACGATCCTCTACCGTGATCATTGTAGAGCCAAAGTTTACAAGACGAGCATTGATTACCTCATGAGAGGTCTCAAGACCGAAAAAACGACCAGCTGTACGGCTAATCGTGTTGAGCGCGCGATTTGAATTAGTGTTATTCATATTTATGATTTCCACAAATAATAGAAGTCTCTGATTAATTTGTCAAGCTGTTTTTCGACAAAAAGTTTATCAAAAATTTTATTGTAAAAAAACTCTGACTTGTTAATCCAATATTTTAGTTTAGGTGGATTTCTCAAACCAAAAGTAATATATTCGGAAGTGATTTTTGAATTGAAGTAAGCAAAGTTAAATAAATTTGAGACATCTTTATTAAGCAATAATTTATCATATGTATTCTTAGGTAAGGTCTGACAAATTTCTTCAAAGGTTTGATTTGAACAATTCAAAGTTTCTTTAGCTAGCAAAATATCTAAGTATATATTTGCATTAGCGGAGTACTCAAAATTAATAAATTTAATATCAGTGCCAGTGTAGATTATGTTTTCTGGACATAAATCAAAATGGCACAATCCACAATCTTGTGGATCTGGCTTATACATTTTTTTAAATACCATCTTGGCCGTAGAAAAAAGCTGAATTACTGGATACTTTTTTGCAACCATCATTGCTTCTCTAGGTAAAAAAGAATCAAATATTTTAATCGTTTGATCTTCCTCTTTTGTCTTAATAGAGTGCATTCGTTTTAAATCTCGCAAGAAAGTATCTTGAAGCTTTAACTTACGATTTAAAGGATAATTAGATATATCCGACAAAAACATTCCTTTCGGCACTTCAAAACAAAGAAATTTAAATTCATCAGAATCATTTGACGAACAAATTATTTTAGGATGAAAATCGTAGTTATTTTTCGAAAGCAGATCCCAAGAATTGGGAGTATCGGGAGATAAATTTACTTTTAATAAAAATGGCCTATCATTACCTGCGATTAAATAACAATCGTAAATAGGATGAACTTCGTACTTCTTGCATAGACGAATTTCATGCCCAACTTTATTCTCTATAATTCTTTTTGTAGAAGACAAAAACTCTTCTTCTATAGGAAGAATGTCAACTTCATTTTTTACAGACTGCAAGTAATTTCTTTGTTTTTCCATTTAATTTTAATTCGTTATTTTCAACGAATACCTTTATTGAATTATAATTATTGGAACAAAGAATATCAACAATCTTAGTCTTTATTTCGTTTTCTACAAAAAATACAATCTTTCTGGCACCTGTTTGCGAACTTCTCGTTTGATTTAAAATAAATTCATACACTTCTTTAGAGAAGGTAACGGAAGTCCCTTTGCTTTTTAAAGATTCTTTTATTTGATTAAGTTCAACATCAATTATCTTATTCAGAGAATCGTCCGAAAGTTGATCGAATATAATTATGTCATTAAGTCGAGCCAAGAATTCTGGTTTGAAAAACTTTTTAAGATTATCCATCACGATGTCTTTTTGTGGAGCGGGGTTGGACACCGCACCAAACCCAATTCTTTTATTGTCGGCAAATTGAAATCCGACATTGCCGGTCATTATGATGATAGAATTTTTAAAGTTTAATTTATTACCAGTGGAATCAGTTACTTGTCCGCTATCCATGATCTGCAAAAGAATATTTATTACGTCTGGATGAGCCTTCTCTATTTCATCAAACAAGAATACTGAAGACGGGTGTTTATCGAGATGAGTCCAAAGAACATTCGCTGAACCGTAACCAACATAACCTGGAGGAGATCCTATTAATTTAGAAACAGAATGTGGCTCCATAAACTCTGACATATCTATAACGCAAAGATTGTCTTCGTTGCCAAATGCTTGTTTAGCTAAAGTTCTAGCTAAATGAGTTTTACCGGAACCAGTTGGGCCAATAAACATGAAATTCCCAAGCGGTCTATTCGATTTAGAAAGCCCAAAAGAACTGCGTAAAACACAGTCAGAAATCTTTTTTAAAGCTTCGTCTTGGCCGAAGATATGCTTTTTTAAATTAGGCAAGATGTTTTTTATTCCATCGTTGTTAGATTCTACATCTATAATTTTACCAATTTTATCTGACAAAGCAGCATAAACATCTTTGGTTTTTACTTTAAACACTTTACCTTTTACTGACTCAACCCACTCATCGTATTTCAATTCGTAATCTTCAATTATTTTAGGCAAATGATTTTCTTTAACATCATCTGGCGCAAATTTCTCAAATTGAATAATTAGCCTTTCTGTGTTTTTGATATCATTTGGACGAGAGAAGCAGCGAATTTTAACTTTAGCGCCAACTTGATCCATTAAATCAATCGCCTTATCTGGAAATCTTTTCGACGGCATGTACTTGTCGCACAAAGAAATAACTTCATTGATGACCGCATCGGAATACTGAACCATGTGAAACTTTTCGTAAAATCCTTTTAAGGACTTTAGAATTTTAAATGTTTCTTCTTTGCTCGGTTCTTTTATGAAAACTGATTCAAATCTACGATTCATCGCCCCGTCTTTTACAAAGATATTCTCATACTCTTTTTGAGTAGTCGCTGCGATAAAAGACATATCTTCGGAAGTAAGATAGGGCTTTAAAATATTAGCTGCGTCCATTGATCCAGCATCGTTGCCCATACCTATGACATTATGAATTTCATCAACAAACACGATAGTGTTTTTCATGTTCTTCAACTCGTTCATGACCTTTACTAAACGTTCTTCAAACTCTCCGCGTAATTTTGTACCAGCAATTAAAGCAGATAAATTAAGACTGATGATTTTTTTATTAAGCAAAAATTCTGTACAATTACAAGATACAATATTATTAGCGAGCAAACCAACAACAGCACTTTTGCCGACACCGGGTTCACCTATGAGAATGACATTTCTTTTTTGCTTTCTGCAAAGAATTTCTGAAATTTGAGCTACTTCTTTTTCCCTAAAGAAGATATTCTCAAAATCTCCTTGCATAGCAAGTTCATTAAAATCAGTATAATATGCCGAGGTCTGATTGTCGGATTGACCTTGATTCTTTTGATTTATTGGTCTTTTGACCGGATTAGATAGCATCTTGCATTCTTTTTCTACCTTATCCGCCAAGAATGCAACGTCAACTCCGTTATTTTTAAAGAACTTTTTGACGCTAGATGAATGACGTAAAATTGATAAAAATAAATGCTCTACTCCTGTATAGTTTTGCTTAAACGAGCTAGATATCTTATAAGATTCATTTATAATTAATGTAGCGCTTGCGCTATAAGGAATATTTTTTCCAGAAATCTTTTTCTTGCCAGACGGTAATATTTTAGAAAGAGCAAGGATAACATCCTTAACCTCAATAGATAATGATTGAAATACAAGATTAACAATCATTGAATCGGAAAACAAAACTGAATGCAGCAGAAAATCGTCAGTAATTTCTGGAAAATTATTTTCTGCACAACGCTCTCTAGCAACGTCTAAAGCTCGTTTTACTTTTGGAGTAAAGTTTACGTCTTGCACTGTATTCATTTTACACTTAACTTTCGATCTGAGATAACTTTGTGTATATCTTTTCTGTGAGGATTGTCAAGCCATTTAGAAAGATTGAATCATCGGCCTTTGAGCCATAGAGGACAACGATATCGTCTTCTTTAGGAGTCTTGCCTCCACCCTCGTAATATTGGGTAAACTTATCGTCCCTGCCTCCATCAGTTAAACGGCAAGTCATTTGACCATACTCATCAGAAATTTTAACTAATAAATATGGACGACCAGCGCGGCTGACCTTTTTACGAGCCTCTTTAACTATACCAACCATCTTTACGTTTTGGCGCAAATCAACCTGAGAAACCTCATAAGTATTGTGAAGCCTGTCTTCTCCATCATTAAAAACTTCTTTTAATTTGTGGGTATAGCTATATCCGAGAAGACGTTTTTCAAAAAACCAGTTAGCGAACTTCTCATATTTTTTATTCATATCATAGATCTTCTTATAAGGTTCGTACTTATTTTTAAATGTTTCAAAACGGCTTTCTTTCATAAACGGCTTACCATCATCTCCAACAGATTTATTTTTAACCAAATCAGCAATAGTATTTAGTACATCATGGTCATATTTGGGAGCAACAAGTTTAACGTTACGCTTTTCTCTATCTGTTAAAACATTGTACGTCTGAGCTTCAAGTACAAGACGGCAGCGCTTTTCGCTGAAGCTAGAAAGAGTACCTGCTTGAATCAAAGATGATAAAACGCCAATATTCACACCAGCTTCTTTAGCTCCATCAAAGCAATCGATCTTGTTTGCAAATTCTTCTTGTCTAAACTCAAGCAAATGAGTTAGTACTTTATCAGATACTCCTTTAATGGCATTTAAGCCAAATCGGATATTGTCGCCTTCGATTTCAAAATCAGCTTTTGACTTGGAAAGATCTGGCGGCAAAAGCCTGATGTTAAAGAATGAAAGCTCTTGTGAGATTGCTTCAATTTCTTCATGCGGATTTGGCTCATGCTTTGAAGATCTTAGTAAAGCCAAAAAGAATTCTTTTGGATGATTAAATTTAAGATAAGTAGTTAAAGCAGAAAGAGTAGCATAAGAAACGGCGTGAGATGCATTGAAAGAATAATTCGCACTATCTTCTGCAACTTTCCATAGAACATCAGCAACTGCTGCTTCTAGGTTATTAGAAGCGACTTTTTCTCTGATTTTCTGCTGCCAAGCTGGCATCTCGCTGACTTTCTTTTTGCCAACAATACGACGTACAGTCTCAGCTTCATCAAGAGTAAATCCAACCTTAACGATCATCTTCATCAATTGTTCTTGGAAGATTGGAATGCCTCCAGTAACGCCAAGAATGTCATCAAAGAAAGGATGTACCGATTGGAATTGACCAGTGGCAACATATCTTGCGTATTGATCTAGGAAGTCTAAAGCACCGGGACGAGCAAGCGAAAGAACGCACGCTAGTTCAAGCATGTTTCTTGGCTTCACCTTTTTGCAAACATGAAAATTTGTGTTGGCTTCGATTTGGAATAGGCCCTTGGGATTAGATAGGTCTTGTAAGAATTTATATGTAGACGAGTTATCGAAATCAAGATTCTTGAAATCTAAGCCAAGTCTTTGGCAGGTATCATAAACAACAGTCAAAGTTCTCAGCCCAAGGATATCGAACTTAACGGTAATTTCTGACACGTTGTTCATATCGTAGGCAGAAACGATCTCGCCATCGCCTGTCTTTTGCAATGGCATAATATCTTCATTGTTATAATATGAAATAGAAATACCAGATGGATGAACTCCAGTATTCTTATTCAGTCCCTCAATCTTCTTGGCTATCTTATAAATCTTTGGATTCTTGTCGCAAAAAGCTTTGAACTGCTCGCTCTCTTCGTAAGCGTCTTTCAAAGCAAACACCTTGCCGAATTGCTTAGGGATAATATCGCTGACAGCATTAACTTCGTCCTCCGACATCTCTCCCACAATCTTACCGCACTCTTTAATACACAGTTTACCAGTAAGAGTATTCATGGTAAGAATCTTACAAGTCTTACCGGCGTACTTCGTTTTAATATAATTAATAACGTCCTGACGCTTTGAGAATTCAATGTCATTATCAACGTCAGGCATCAACGATCCGTCAAGGTAGGTTATGCCATCTACAACAATTTTTTTGGCGCGACTCTTTGAAACGAATCGCTCAAAGAACAATCCGTTTTTAATTGGATCTACATTGGTGACACCAATTAGAAAAAGAACCAAAGAGCCAGCCGCAGAACCACGCCCGTAACCAGTAGGAATATTATGCTCATGAGCATAATTAAGAATGTCCCAGTTAAGCAGAACGTAATCAACGAAACCAAGTTCTTCAAAGATTGCCAGTTCATATTTTGCTCGTTCATAATAGTCTTTTTTGTTAGATAATTTGTCTATGCCTTTTGTTCTGACCGCCTTCAAACAAAGTTGGCGCAAAAACTCGACGTTTGAAACTGAGGGATCGATGCCAAGCTGTTCATAATATCTAGCATCAATTTTAATCTCTGGAAGGCGAACTCCAGGAGGAACAGGATGTTCGTATTTTTGAAAAGAGTTTAATAAATTATTCATACGTCAACCTGCATAATTAACTTACGGAAAATTTTGTAGTTCATTTGGATATCGTACAAAGCATCGTGTAGCTTTGAGGGATCATGATCAATTCCAAATTGCTTGAGCAAAAACCCCTGACTTGTTTTTAGACCTTTCTCTCTATGATTCATGAGTTTCATTTGCCATGAGAGTAGATCTCCAGACGGCTTTATGTCCTTGAATAGTGCCGTAGCTAAAGCTTTGGTGTCAAGCATCCTGTTGATAAAACTCCAATCGTTTTGGATGCTTATGCCACGCATCATTGTATTTAAAATATAAATATCATAACCGAGTACATTCTGCCCAACAAGAATGTTATTATCATCATAAAGATAACTAGCAAATTTCTTCCATACCTCAATTGGCGGCTTTGCTCTGGAGATATATTTTTCTTTATTGAAGCCTGTTATCCTAGCCGCGTCTTCAGACACGTTAAGATCGTCGTAGAATACGAATTCGTCATGCTCTTCTAAGATATCTTCACCTTTACATACTATCCAAGATAATTGCCAAGGGCGAGAATCAGTCAAAGACAAACCCTCCGTTTCGGTATCAAATACCACGAACTTTTGATTAATTTTTTGTTTTAAAAGATTGTTCATGACGACTCCTTCCAAGATTGGAAGCAAAATTCTTTACTACCACAGCCACCAAGTTCTGGCGCAGATAAGCTTTGATTCTTGCCCATATTTCTGTTACAAGCTATTTTATATGTAACCCAAGCTGGAAAGTCTTCGCGATTTTTGTAATAGATTGATTTAGCCTCTACAACTTTTTCTTTAAATCTTGATTTAAGAAATTCGCCAGTAATCTTATCAAATGGAAGTTTATTATCTTCCGTAAAGTAAATCACATCTTCATTATCTAAAAAGTCTGGCATACAATTTGAAAATGTATATTTATTCTTCCAGATGTAAGAATCATAAAACGGTACGGCAATTAAAATATTATCTGTCAAGCGTTGAACTAGATCATCGTTAGAAATAACTGATTCTTTTTCTGTATTTGCAAAAGTATAAATTTTATTGATATCTTTAAATCCAGAATCATTTAAAGCAAATAAAATTAGTCTATGAGTGGATGAATCGGCTGACTCATAACTATTGCAAACTTGAATCCGTAGTCCAAACTTTAATTGGATATTATGTTTTTGACAATTTTTAAAAGCAGTCAAAAAGCCAGTCAAAGAATCTTCTACCAAATAGATCTCTTTGAGGCTGTTTTCAAGCGCAATCGAAATAATGCTATCGGGACCATCTTGCTTTTGCTTCTCTGCTTCGTTCAGCGTGAGTATGCTTCTCCCAAATGAGAAGTGCGACTTGAATAGTGGGATCATACCACTATCCTAGCAGGTCCGTCTAGGATGTCAAGTGCTTTGGGCATCCAAGATAGTTTTCTTTCGTAACCTTCTCATCTTGCTTGGCAATTTTAAATGCCTCGCCCATGTCTTCTTCCAAGAAAGTTTTAATTATTTTATTATCTTTATCTCTCAAAGCATAGTAATTAAATCCAAATTTGTATGGGCAATGCCACATTGGATTACCGTCTTTCTTTAACTGTCCTTTGTGCTTTGCAAAGCCACAGGCCAGTTTGCCGCTAAATGAACCATCTGAAGGCATCGGTTTGTCGGCTGCAAAATTAGAATAGGCATCGGGTTCAGAAAAGTTATCTATAACTTTTTGAACTTCGGTTAAATGATTTTCAAACTCACTAAGCTCACTTTTGGTTGGTGGTTTCATTTTTAATAAACCGCCATTCTTAGTTTTGTCTTTAAGATCAAATTTAAGAAATAAAAATTCCATTGAAGCTTTGTGCTTTGGATCAAGCTTCTTAGATGCAAGAGTATAAATCATATGCTGCATATTGTCTTCTGCATCCTTGCCCGCAAATACGGCTTTGCTAGTTTTATAGTCTCTTACTACCGAAGTACCGTCATCGTAAATAAATTGGCGGTCAATAAATCCTTTAATCCTATATTTTTTATCTTTTTTATCTACTGTTATATCGAAGTCTCTTTCTTGCAAATCCTGCACAGGCAACCTTTCTGCATCACCCCAAAAGTCATATTTTAGGGCAGTCAAAGTCATTTCTTTAATCAGTTCAATATTGTCTGGATCAGAAACTTTAAGCTTTCTGGCGTGCTTCAACGAGAGCTTTTTAATAGACTTAATTGTAAAAATATCGCCAGCATCTAAAATAGAATCAACATATGGTTTTCTTTTTTTCTTCGCCAAACACTCAAGGACAAGATGGACAACATTACCTCTGCTCGCTCCTTCGTTTGACTTCTCGGGAAGCTTTAAAATGTAATTGCACCAATACGACCAACTACACTTCTCTAGTGTCTTGATTCGGCTTGCAGAAAGCGCAACATGTTTAATCTCAGGCTGTGTCATTTAGAATTTTTTCAGCCCTTTTGATAAGACTGTCGGGAAATTTATTGGCAACTGCAATCTCATGAATTTTCTTAATTTGAGCTTCCATGTTTATTGTCTTTGAATTCCATTCGTCAAAAATATTGTCTTCGCCTTCAAATGTCGCAAGGTGCATGTCAAAGAAATCGTTTTTAAGTGGCAGTTTAATTTGGAGCTTTGAATAATCAAAGATCGAAGAAAGCTGAAGAAATGTTTTGCAAGCAGAGATGAGACCGTGATTAGTCTCCCCATTAGAATCATTATTTGAAGCGATAATAATTTTATCAGGGTCCAGCGCAACAAGGGCAGAAGAAAGCTTGGACGAAATGCCGAGTCCAAAAGTAACTACATTATTTTTATATCCATGTTCGAACAATGCCATACTGTCGCCAACGCTTTCGACAATGATAACGGATCGCCGCTTTTCAATTTCTTCTTTGACTTCGTAAACATTATTTCGTTTTAAATTGGCTGGATAAACCCAATCTGCTCTTTTGCCCACATGTTTCCATTTTGGAAATTCAGAATCTTTTTCCCAGAAAACGGCTCGACCAGAAAATCCGTGAATTTGCCCAAATTGATTATAGATTGGAAACACTATTCTTCTGAACAATTGGCCAGATGTAGCATAACCGCATTTATAAAAATCCAACGTATCTTTGCTAATCTTTTTCTTTAAATAAAAATCAAGATGAGGCAAAAGATTTTCTAAAATAGATTCTGGATAAATTTTTTCCATCTCAATTTTTTCTTTATTTTGTACATGGATAATATTTTGAGCGTCAAATTTTACATACTTATTTACGATATAAGAATCTTTTGTGTCTAAAGTTAATTCAACAAGTCTTTGGAATGGATAACTTTTTGAACTCCCTGCCGCAAAATCAGTCCACACTCCACTATTCTTATATATTTTTAATGCGGTAGAGTTATCTCCACCACGATACAAGGCTGTAGTCCTCCAATAGCTACCGTAGTCTTTAAGCTGATAACCTAAAGACTCAAGAGAGCTTTTGAGAACAACTGGATCAATTGAAACTTGGGACATTATCGTCTTCACCAGAATTTTGTAGGGTTGTGGCGTTAGTATCCGCCTGATTTACGATATCGCGAAGATCGCCGCGCTCTTTAATGTCAAAATTCTCAAACTGAAGGTTAATAAAATTCTTCTTAAGCGTGCCATCTGGCATTCTAACCAATTCAACGGCACCAGCAACATCAGATCCAAGAAAGCGGTTTTTGACAAAGATGAGTTTATGAGAACCAAAGTTTGGCCCCTCTTCTTGTCTTTCGTCGGCTGTCTTGGGTCGCAGAATAGCCATATGAGAGCAATAATGAGTGATTCGATCAGACATCGACACAATCCCCTCATCGTCATTGATCGCGTCAGAATTACGGTTTGTAGTAATGCCGCTACGATTAGATTGAATCGAAGTGAACATTGTAATCATAGGCTTTTGGTCTTGTACGATATCGCGCTGAATGGTCTTTTTAAATTTATTCAACATATCGCCAATGACTTGCCATTCTGGCTTATTACCATCAGCATCAGCAGAGGGCTTGATATAATCAAAGCTAAAGATGAGAGGATTGCCGCGACCAACCTTGGAATAATAAAAACGCTTCAAATTATTAATCATTTGGTCGGTAGTCATGCCGCCAACATTATAATAATAAAATTTAAGCTTCTTAATCTTATCCCAAGTAGAACGAACTCTTTGAACTACATCTTCGCCAGCCTTACGCCAAAGTCCAGTTTCTAGTAAATGCATTGGGACATGGCTTAGAGCGGCACATTGGCGCATGATAACTTCTTCCTTACTCATCTCTCCGTTATCGAAGTGCAAAACAGGAACATCATGCTGCGCTGATACTTTGGTTGTATAGTTTAGCGCCAATAGAGTTTTACCTACACCCGAACGTGCCACGACAACAGTAATGTTACCGGGACGAAGAAGAGATCCATAAATCTTATTAACAGTTGGAAATGGACCCATGAAACCAAATTCAGTAATAGGATTGTTGCCGCGTTCTTCAATGACGGCTTCCATTTCTTCGAAGATGTTAACCGGCTTTTCTTCATTGTTCTCATAAATATTTATAATTTTATTAAATGTAGTATCAGCCTCTTCAACAATTTTTTGATAAGAAGAATCTGGGGCGATCTTCTTCATCTTGTCCGCTACTTCAAGAGCAGATTCATGGATGGCCCTTCTGATAGAATATTTCTTAATTTCCTTGGCGGCAGATATAGCTGTGGTTTTGTTGGTCTTCCTGACCGCCAGAGACCTCAAATAATCAAAAACGTCAATATTATCTTTAAAAGAGATACCAATTTCTTTGATTCTCTGGGCGATAATAATCTCATCGACCTTTTCATTCCCCTCCAAGCATTTACGAATTATATGATAAATCGTCTTGTGAACGATTGTGTCTTCAGAATAAAAATCTGATTCTGAAACAAAATCGCAAATTTCAGAGTAAGTCTCTGGATACTGAATCAGTCCTGCTAGGAACTGCTTCTCTACTTCTAATGAATAAAGCATTATTCGTTGTCGGTTGCTGTAATTTTATCTTCTTCGTCCGATAGCCATTGTCCGATAGCCGTCTTCATACCTAATGAAGTTACGATAGAATCAAATCTCGTATAAATTTGAGGTGTCCCTTTGGGAGAACACACGCAAAGGATAACTCCTTTGTATGAGTCAGCACTACCAGAAATTTCATAAACTTGCTCTACCAGTTCCGTTGGGAATATAAAATCTTTTGGCTCTTCTTTTTGGTCTTTGTTTTTTTTACTCATAGAACGATGCGTTCGAAAAATTCCTTCGACAATATGTCGCTTTCGTATATTTCTACCAGTTCTATGTCGTTTGTCAAGCAGAAGTTCAGCTTTAAATCGTCTCTTTTTAATTGAAGAAGCCAATTTTGACGATTGTTCCCATGAAAATGGGGATTGTAAGTTTGATGCTGTTTGCCTTGAACTTCTATTGCAATTTTTTTATTTGCGTTATAAAAGTCCAAAGAAAGCCGCGAACCAACAATCCGCATCTCTTCGAACACGACATCATGCTTCCAGTATGGCAATAAAAATTGCTTTACTCTCCATTGGAAATTGCTCTTTGATTTAGCCTCCCAATTTATAATATATTTTTTAGCGTTTTTTAATAAACGCTCTTTGCCGCTAAGTGTTTTAAACTTCATTTGATTTTGTGGAAATCATATCCACGAAATACTTGTGTAAGAACGCTACAAGCTTTGTATTTGATTCTATAAATTCAAAAATAGCATTTTCTCCTTGAAATTTATCTGGAGCTTCAAAACCGTTTTCTTTCAATGTAGAAGCAAAATCTTCTGCTATATAATACCAAGCACCAGAACGAGTCACAAGCTCCCAACGCATAAGCATATCGACAATTTCTTTTTCCAACCAGACGGATCGCCCATCGGTTCTGCCATACTTGATTGGATATTGGAATTTCACTTTGCTTTTTTCGTTGGGGCTTTTTTTGATAACCACTTTGCAAAAATGTCCGATAATCGGATTCTTTACTGGGTCGGCTTTTTTAATGGCTGGGTCTTTCAAAATAACATCTCCTTCAAAGCGAGGTTCAAAATCAAAAATAAAATCAGCAAAATGTAAAAGCGCATTTCCTCCGGTAGCTGATGTTTGACGAATCGGCGCGGAACTATAGGGATCAATCTTTACGTCGCTTCTAACTTGAGAGATGAAAATTGCCATATGGCCGCGTTTTTGAAGAGCGATTGACATTCGCTTCATAAAATCAGAAGCAAGAACAGCGCCGCCAGCAACCTTCTTTGACTCCTCAAATGTCTTGTCCAAATCTCCTTTGGTAATAAGACCATCGACAGAATCTAGAATAAACATATATTTATTCTTTTCTTCATTGTGCATAACAAGTTGACGCATCGCATCTACAACAGTCTCGTAAATATTGCACTCAAAAACAAAGCAAGTACCGGCTTCCCATTTCTCTGCGTCAAAAACAAATTTGACTCCAGATCGCTTCATCATTTCTTCGGACAGTCTGCCTTCGGCTTTAATATAAAAGCCCTTTGCTCCATCAACTGTTCTTAGAAAATTTTTCATTACTTCTAGAGCAGCAGAAGTTTTGCCTCCTTCGGTAAAGCCAACAAACCTATGAACGCCAGGTCTCAAACCTCCTCCAGTAAGGAGGTCAAAATTTAATGATCCAGTAGAAACTTTGTAAGATACAAACTCTTCAAAATTATAATGATCTTCTTTCTTATTTTTTAGAAAAGAATTTAAAATAGTCTTTGAGGATGTTACTTCCTGCTTTTCTTCTTGCTCTTTTGCTTTTTTCATGATAAAAATTGTTTAAGTGTTTTTTTGGTTTTAATTTCTGCGTCCTTACCGATCTTTTGTTCTAAAGAAAGATCTTGTTGATGAAGGCGAGTATAGTAATACTCCTTGTAGTCAACGTCAAGTAACTTCTTCTTCCAATCTGCAAAGAAGAATGCCAACGTAGGAACTTTTTTTTCCTGTTGGATTTGCGCGAGAAAATCAATGCTGTACGATTTTTCTAGTCTTTTTAGAAAGACCATCTCTCTTTGCCAAAATCGTTTGTCGGCATTTGCTGGAATTTCAACCAGTGAATCTATAATCTTTTTTCTATTTAGCTTTTCCTTCATGCCCGCAGTTAAGCAGACACTTTTGTCTTTGTCAAGACTTATTGGATGCAGCCGCAGAACCAAAATAAAATCCAGTAACCGCAATCAAACATTCTCTGATTTCTGATGTAATTAAATTACCAGAGATTTCAACGAAAGCTTTATTAGCTGTTTCGTTCCCAATCAAACCCAAGAAGCTGCCTCCACTTGTATAATCGACTTCAAGATACGTTGGGATACCTAAAATCGCCATAACAAATGGAGATACTACAATTGAAAATATTACAGAGATTACGATAAATTGTCTGATTACTTTGCCAACGTCTCCATCTCTCTTTGATGCTTTATCGGCAGATTCATCGCGCTTATCTATCGCTTTCATCATTCTATCAAATCTGGCTCTGCTTTCTTCCGCTTTCGCAGCTATAATGCGGAATATAAAACCTGTTACCGCTCCACCAAATAGACTGATAAGCTCTGTAGGCACATACTATTTTACACCGCAAACGCCTGTATGGTTAATGGGAATTTATTTGTTTCTTTTACTAGCTGTAGCATTTGAGCAGCAATATCTCTTATTTCTTTTTGCGCGTCTGGTTTATTTCTTAAATTTAAAAAATGCGCGAAAGATCGCCAGTTAAACATAACATCAGCAGCAATTTGCGTATTATAAGGTCTAAAAAATCTAGCTGATTCCTTGGCCCTCTTGCGATTAAAACCGTGATTTTGAACTAAATCTTCAATGCACTTATGATACAAGTCAAGACCTTTTTCTGTATAATTAGTTAAAATCTCTTTCCAGCTATCGGGCCAATCCTCTGGAATTAAAAACTCATCTTCTTTGATCTCTTTGTAGCGTGCAGACTCTCCGTTGACAGACACACCAATACGGTGCTTAATGATATGAATATGAGAAGCGATGTCTGTATTTACTAAAAAATGCAAGGAGGATTTTTCAAATGGGGTATGATGACCGTTTTCTGCGAGCATTTTGAGTAGATCGCCCACTCGACCTTTCTTTTCTTCATTAATCTCTCTGCTGGTTGATGTCCAAGCAGAACAAGCGTGAGTAAGGTCGTCGCCATAAATTCCAATTAGTTCAACTTTGTTTGTTCGATTCATTGTAGATTTTATTATAAGCCATTAAGACTTGAGCGTAATAATGGGCATGAAAATCTGGTTTGGCAAGAGTATTTGCGATCTTTTTTTGATGCTCTTTAAAAAATTGAATTTCAGACTGCCAATTTTCACTCCAATTTAAAAAGTTTTCCAATGACTCCTCATCTAAAGTTAGAAAATACTGAGACAAGTCAAAAATATGATAATACCAAGATATTTCGTCTTGATGGGCTGGGGGTTTTACGAAAATACAAAAAGAATTAGAGTGCATAGCCCAAATCAGTCTTTCCCAAGAAGTCGTATTACCATTAACATTTAATATGTATTTATAATTAAGCTGATCTTTAATTGATACGGGTTGATGATAAATAGAAACATCAAAAGGCTGTTCTACAAAATTAGTAATCTTAGCGATGACTTTATCGCTGTTCTTGTATCTCTTGCAAAGGTTAACCCTTTGAACTGATCCATCCTTGTATTTTCTACCAGTATCAGAACCAAAGAATGAAGCTTTATCAAGCTTTTCTTCAAATGGTTTGTCGATAGATTTTAATGAATCGCATATAGATACAGTTCTACCTAAATGAGAATCTGGTATACAGATATGTGGACTTTTTCTTGGACGAGCAAAGCAAAATCTTGTTTCCGTAGCTTCGTTCTCTGGACCGTCATTAAAATTAACTATAAATCTAAAATTTAGATTTTTTAATGAAAAATGATTAACTACTTGAGATGTAAAATTAACAAAGAAATTTAATCTAATATTATCTATATTGGGATTACATCTTTCAAGAGTGAGGGCGTCGTAAGAAAGTAAAAACTGAGCCTCATTTTTGTGAAGCTCAGTCTTTGACGGATCTTTAGGGAGGTTGATGCGCTTTACATCAACCTCGTTAAGCAGACAATATGTTTTGAACGATTCCAATTATGGAGAGGGATTAGTGACCGCCCCAGTAGCGATAATTACTGGTGCTACGCTATTTAGATTGGAAGCTAAACTAAGTCTTCCAAGATCAACATTACCAATTGTATTAACGGTAAGGCCATTAGAAATTGTTCCAGCGTACAAGACAACATTAGAAGATCCAATGAGCGAGACCTTGGTGGCGAGAAGTGATGCTGTAACTGGTGTTTGAAAAATCGATTCTGCTGTTTTAAGACTAACATTTGTGCCACGAATGTTATTCATGTTAATCGCTCCGTTTTCGAATACCGTTACATTTCCTGTAGCTGTAGCGCTAAGGGGTCCAAAACTATGATTTGCCTTAACAATGGCTACGTCTCCAGAAGAGGCGGTGAATGAAGCTGGGCCATAAACAAAGACGCCATCAACGGAATCTACAACAGATTGACCAGAGAATGAAGTGGGCAGGGATGATCTTACATGAACTGCGCCAAGAGTAAGTTTTCCAGCAGCAGTTGCAGAAGAAGCTCCGGTTTCGTTAGTCAGAGAAGAAACAGTAAGAGAAGCTGGTGAGCTAAGGGTTACTGTTCCGTTTGCACTAACCGCAACGGAAGGATTAGAAACTCCAGCAAATCCAAGGCTAACATTCTTTGCAGAAGCGTTTACGTTTGAGCTTGTAAGATTGGGGGCATTAATATCTCCTGTAGCGGTAGTAAAAGAGACTCTGTTCGAATTAATACTACCTCCCGCAACAGTAGCAATAGACCCACTTGTGCTATTAACTGTCAATCCACCATTAACAATAACATTTGAACCAACGGAGCCAATTGTGGTATTACCAGTTGGATTTGTGATTGTAATTGCACCGCTATTGTAAACTGTGCCAGCGCCAGATCCAATGGTCACGTTGCCATCAGCGGAAACATTGATAGATCCAGATGACAAAAGATTGGAAATCGAAATGTCTTTCGTCAAAGCAACAATATTTCCAGAATTTACTGTGGAGCCGATTGAGACAGACCCAGCCGCTGTGCGGATTCCATTCTCGCTAGGCAGCTTGCCGTCGTTAAGAAAAGCAAATTGACCAGCAAATGGACTGTCTACTGTACTGAGCGTAAGTCGGCTTACGTCAATTCTAGATCCATTGCCTAAAATAATTCCATTTGGATTAAGGATATAAACGTTAGCGTTAGACTCAATGGTTCCATTGATTGTAGTGGCGGCTGTGCCATTAACAACGTTAAGCACGCTAGAAGTTGCAGATGGAAGCTTGTAAGAGATGGTGTCTCCAACTGCAATTGTATCCGTTCCACTACCAAAATTATTCCAATTAATTACAGAACGATCAGGGGCAGTAAACGAAAGGTTTGTTCCAGACAGTTGAAATGTCACGCCCGGTGTTGTTTGCATGTTTGTGGGCGCGGTACTTGGGACAGCGAAAATCTTCGCAAAAGCAAGAGCCGCGACAAAAAGCGCATTCTTAATCAGTCGAGAACCATTTCTTGAATTAATATTAGTATTCATATTCTAGGAATCGTAATGTTTTACTTCGATTTGTCAAGTGAGTTTTCTAAATCATTGGAAACCATCTTTTTAACCAGTCTGTAAAAAGAGGTTTTAGGAGACCAGCCTATTTCTTTTCTGGCTTTTGACGAATCTCCAAGCAAGATATCCACTTCTGCTGGTCTAAAAAATTTTGGATTAACAACTACAAGTGGATATTTAAATTGTTTGTGAACGAAGACTTCTCCAACTGTTCCAGATTCTCCAAGCCAAAAACCTTCTATTTCTGCCGCTGCAAAAGCAAGTTCAACAAATTCTTTTACGGTATGAGTTTCGTTAGAAGAAAGAACATAATCCTTTGGTTCGTTTTGATTAAGCATAAGCCAAACGCCCTCTACAAAGTCTTCTGCGTCGCTCCAATCGCGCTTCGCGGAAAGATTCCCTAATTCAATTGGTCTTGGAATTTGATTTGAACCCAAAGATTTTACTATATCCGCTACGCCTTTTGTAATCTTTCTGGTAACAAATTCTTGACCTCTCCTAGTTCCTTCGTGATTAAAAAGCCAACCTTGCACAGCATAAAGACCGTAAGACTCTCTCCAGACTTTTACTATCTGACGAGCAGATGCTTTTGAAGCTCCATATGGGCTTCTGGGTCTTAATGGATGATTTTCATCTTGCGGGACATAGGCTACATCGCCAAATTCTTCTGAAGAACCCGCATTGTAATATTTGCATTTTGGGGCAAACTTTCTGATAGCTTCCAATTGATAAAGAACTCCCATGCAATTTGACTGCATATGCACAACTGGCATTTCCCAACTTGTGCCTACAAAAGAATTTGCCGCGAAATTAATAAAATAATCTGGCTTATATTCCTGTACGGTATTGTTAACGCTCTGAGGGTCTCCAATATCCATGTGAGCAAGTTTAAATCTAGGATCTTTAATGTGAGCGATATTTTGGTGATTTGGAACACTGAGTCTTCTTACCGTGCCAATGATATTATAATCTGTATTTTTTAATAGAAAGTCAACCATGTGGCTTCCATCTTGTCCGGTGACTCCAGTTATGATGACTGTTTTCATTAATTTGAGAATCCTTTATAAAGTTTTACGTTTTCTTCTGAAAATTTTTTGACATGATTTTTGCTTACATAAACGTCAAGATATGAGTTTATAGCTTTTGTTAATTTGGGACGGCGGTCTTTAAAACAATAATCGACTTTTCTTTTTAAATCGGCTACTTCCGCATCTGACTTCGCTTCCCCAATAGCATCCTCTAGTTTCCACATTCTAATATGCAGAACAATAAAACGATCCATTATTTCCGCGAAACTTTCGCTGAACTCAATGTCTTGATTGTGGATTTGTTCTTTGTTGAAACGTTCAGCAATTTCTTCTAAGAGAAGTTCGCTTATTTTATTAATTCTTTCTGAGGCCATATTAAAACAAATTTAAATAATCAGTTAATTGCAGTACCTGATCGTCTTTTAGTTTAGTGTGAAGACCAACGTAAAATCCGTTGTGATGAAGGAGTTCGCTATTTGGGAATTCTTCAGCAATTCCATATTTTTTAAAACATGTTTGCCTGAGAAGATTGCCAGATATGATTGGTCTTGTTTCAATGCCATTATTTGCACAATAGTCTAATCCCATTTTTTTTACTTTGAACTCCTTGCATACGATTGGAAATGCGAAAGGAACTGGATCTCTATTCTCGAAATTATCCGGTAAAATAAATTTAGATTCATCTATTTCTGAAGCAAATAGATTATAAAGATATTTTCTTTTGGCGATATGAACGTCAGCCTTCTTAAGATCAAGCATTCCTATCAAAGAACGTATTTCACAGTTTCTAAAATTATTGCCAAGACAATAAAAATCGAACCTTGGATCAACATCTTTGTTTAAATATTTTTCGTTATTGGTTACAGATCTGGTCATCCCATGATTTCTAAGCATTAATAAATATTCATACTCTTGCTGATTATTAGTAAAAACAAAGCCTCCTTCTACGCTTTGAAGATGGTGACCAAAATAGGTGCTTGTAGTGGAAGTGGTAAAAGATGATACATTTTTTTCTTCAAATTTACCAAATGTATTTTCACAATTATCAAACATCAATTTAACATTGTACCTATGTGAAAGCTCAATTAATTTAGAGACATTTGGCACGAAGCCAAGAAGACTTGTTGCAAAAATTGCAGCAACTGATCCAGATTCAGCTTGCAAAAATTTTTCTAAAGCATGATAATTAAAAGAAAAATCCTCTAAATTAATATCTATAAATTTGGGGGTAAAACCTTCTCTTATAAAAGGCGTCACAGAAGTTGTCCATGTAGTAGAAGGAAATATAACTACGTTTTTACTGGAGATATCCTTTAGCTGCATAGCTACCATAGTATTAGCTGTAGAGCCGCTTGAGCAAAAAACGGCATATTTTGAGCCTACAAAATCGGCCATTTTAAGTTCAAATTGGTATACTAGACCATTTTGGGTCCATTTGTTATTTTTATTTAAAATGAATTTGCAGATTTTTAGTCTGTCCAAAAAAGTGAAATTATCTACATTAAGAGGCCATTTCATATTATTACCAATTTAGATATGTTGAATTAGGGTGATTGTAATTCCACTCAGAACTGTTAAATTTATCAGAATTTCTAGGTTGCCAAACAATTGTTCTACATCCGACAGCTGTTGCTAAATGTTCGTCGCCAGTATTTGCCCCAAAGTAATTGCCGGTCTGCCTTAATAAAGAAATGTATTTTTTTAAATCTAAATCAACTAATTCTATTTCTTGCGTCTTTGTATAATTAAAAGACGATTGGCAAATTATCGGCGTATGGTTTTGCTTTATATATTTTAAAATTTCGTTAAAAAAAGAGTCTGGAATTGATCTAACATCTGACCAATTTTTGGAACAATTCTTTACTACAATACAAGGATTTTTTTTATCTTTTAAAAAATTACTAGCCCAAATTTCAGATTCTTTATCTGAAAATAAAACTAACGGGCGATTGTCCAACCCATCAGCAGCATCTCCAAAAAAATTTCTTAATTTTCTTGTGGCGTAATGTCCAGAAAATCCAATATCTAGTATTGGATTTATTTGATGCTTTTCGCATATTTCAACATTAGCTAAATGTTCAAAAAATATAGAAAATCTAGATACATCTTTTGTAAGTTGTATAGTAAATTTATTTGGAAAATATTTACAAACGGAAGTTAGTAAAAGCGTATCGCCCATTCCATATGTTGTTGAGCCAAATTTCATTGCAGTTGAGCTATTGAATTATTGCCTTGCTTTTCTATTTTATAATTATTTTTTGTTAACAGTTGGACAAGTTTATTATGATTGATGTTGCTGCTATGAACACCATCAGAATGAACCCATTCGTACTCTATATATTTTGGCTTATATTTTTCGTAGTTCAATTTTAAAAGAGCTTCTACATCATAGCCTTCAATATCAATGTATAATCGATCAACATTTCCTTGCATAAACTCGAAAATGTTATTTAAATTTAAAGTAGGTAAAAATAAAAAATCACATTTGCTGTGTCCATGTGTTTTGACATGATTTTCAAAAATAGATGCATGGGCCGAGGTTTGCCCATCTTTTGGGAAAATTAATTTTACGATGCTATTGTCATTGTAAATGGCGCAATTAACAGCGATAAGTTTACTTTCTAAAAATGCGTATTTTGTTTTCGCAATTTCCACGCATTTGGGCAAAGCGTCAATAACTAAAAATTTAGATATGGATTCTTTATTTTTATCAATGAAGTTGAAAACTTCATCTTCGCAATTATTGCACCCAATTTGAACAATGTTCATTACGAATTCAAATTAACTATTTCGATATTACATAAATCAAACAAGCTGCCGCCAGCATAAGAAGCGGCGCTTTGTAAATCTTGTTCGATTTCTTTAAGTTTTTCAGCATAGGTCATATCGTTACCGCGAAGCATAACCTCAAATCCTTCAACATTCTTGCTGTGACCTTTCTGCTTTGCTGAAGCAGAGCCATAATAAAGCTTTTGTCCATAATCATCTCTATCGGCTGGCGAATCATCACATGCCGCAAAAAGAGATCCAGCCATAACCATAACTTGAGGCAAGCTTCTTTTAACGTCAAGAATAACGCCATCCTTATTTGTTGGCATTTTTGAACCAGCCTGATAGGCTAGAGCAATTGCTTTCGCAATGTCTCCGTTCGTTTTAACACCGCCATCAATAATGATAGGAAACCTATCCTTATTCCAGTCTTTGTAAATATGCCAAGCTGTTAATGGCATCGGAAGTCCGAATCCTGTTTTGCCATAAGTTGAACAAGCGCCACCTTGAGCAATTCCAACCTTAACGCAATGAGCGCCCCATTCCATAAGATCGTAAGCTCCTTCTGAGGAGCAAACGTTGCCAGCAATAATTTTAACTTGAGGAAGATACTCTTGAATAATCCAAATCATATTCTTCATTAGTTGGCTATCTCCATGAGCAATATCAACAGTAATAAAGTCTACCTTTAGTTTTTCTTTTGCAATTTCTTTGATAAAGTCTTTGTCGCTTTGTTGAACGCCAACACTAATGCTGATAATTGGCCAAAGTTGTTCATTCATTCTTCTTAACAGTTTTATATTGCCATCAGGCTCTTTGAAGAACCTATGCATGATATAAAAGTAATTCTCGAAAGAAAGATACTTGGCAATGTCTTCGTTGATAACCGAAGACATATTCGATGGAACTACTGGCAGCTTAAACTGCTTATTTAAAAAATGACAAGAGACATCAATCTCTGATCGACTTTTGCCGCCAAAAAAACGTGGAACTAAAGTTAAATCTGAATAGCTACGCATACCCTAAATCATAGGGTATGCGTTAAATTATTCTACTTTATTCCGAACTTTCTGAAGAAAGATATTTGTGAACAGTAGTAATGTAATCGTCAGCAATTGTTAATTTAGCGGCAACCCAAGCTTCAGTAATTTCAGCAGAAGCCTCTCCTCCAGCATCAACCATAGCTTTGATTTCTTGAAGCTTTTTCATCATTGATGAGACGTTAGTCATTGTCATTTCGACAGACTCTTTTTGATATTCCATCAGTTCTTCATTCTCATCTTCCATTTCTGGAGCTTCTTTAAGATCAGGATTTTGCATCATTAATTCTTCTTGACTGTGCATTTCATCCATCTCCATCATATAAGCGGCAAAAGAACCTTTTGTTACTTGAGTTACAGACTTGCCACCTTCCCACATTCTGCAAGACCAATAGCGAGCTTTCCATTTGGGACCAGGATTGCTGTCACATTGATGACGGGCGCGAAAATTTCTACGGCGATCTGGATCGTCGCGTTTAATTTCCATATTTGGGTCTCCAAACTTTACCATTACAACATTGCCTTTTGGATTTTTAACGTAAACTCCAAACTTCTTTTTGGAACCTGATGGAAGTCTAAATGGTTTATTGAGAGTTTTCTTTTCCGCTTCTGACATCTCGTTATACTCTTCTTCGTCTTCTGATTCGTAAGAATCATCCATTTCAGCAATACTGACGTTACATCTAACCAAGTCTGAGGCAGCGATAACTAATTCGTATTCATCAAAATCAAAAGATGCTGATGATTTATTTGTTACCGATTTGATACTGTCATCGCTGGCTTTTGCGATATCTTGATCTGCTGCTCTGTAAGCGTCTTTTACTTTACCGCCAGCCATCATTCGTAAAAATGTATTTACGCGAGCCATTGCCCACTGGCCACGGCTTTTACCTGGTCTGCTGGATGAAGAAAATGCACCAGCGCCTCTTCTGTATACTTTTTTAAGTTGAGAAAGGGTAACTTTTTTTGAGTGTTTTTTGTTATGCTCTTCTACTTTTTTCTTTAGAGCGTTAGTTACTTTTTCGCTGAAAGTGATTGCGGCTTTTACGACCTTTTTTTCGTCCTCTCTTTTGAGAGCTTTTTGAGCTTTCTCTTTGGCGTCTGGACTTGTACCAGCGGAACCTGGTGGATTTTTAGGAGATCCTTTTAGTCTGTCTTCTGGCTTTGCAGGAGTTTGTGCAGAGCTTTTAGGTCCTGGGCGTTTCTTTGCTAAAATCCTTTCGGAAAAATCAAGTTCCATAATATTTATTTTACACGTTTTCTTGTCTTTTTGGCCTTGGCCATTGGTATGAAAACAGCGACGCACATCACAATAGAAAGTCCCATAAAAATAGAAACAAACTTTTCAAACTGCTTTAAAGACTTGACTGACTCTGATGTATAAACCGAAGAAATAACCATTTCTTTTTCTAGTATTTCATTTATGGTATCTGTTGCTTTATCGACAACAGTATAAAGTTCTCCATTTTCTATAAGAATTTTGAGTTGTGAGGCGTCTTTTTCTTTACATATCTTTTCTATCTTATCTAAATACTTAAAAGTATCTTCGCATCTAATTTTCAATTTGTCCAATAGCAAACGCTCTTCTTGAGAGTTGATTTTATTTTCGTAATTTTTTAAATGTTTTTTTATTGTTTCTTTGGCTTCTTTTATGTTTTTGCAATACTCTTCGAATGTTATAAGTCCATGAGCAGCTTTAACTTGCGAATCAACTATCATTATTGAGTGAGCATCAAATAATGGACTAAGCTCATATGTTACATTTTTGAAACATTGGTCTGTTTGATTAAAATTGAAAATAGCTTTTTCGCAAGTTTTATATCCATAAATAGAAAATATTAATGCTATAAAACCAAGTAAACAAACTTTAATTTTTGTTGCCATTATCTTTTAATAAATTTAGCTGGATCTTTAGAAACGCCCTTTGCTAAATTAGTTAAAGCGTCTATAATTTCTGGACTTACAACTCCAACAACACCATATGTTATAGCTTTAGTTATAGAGCTTATATCCATTTGTTCAACGATAAACCAAGCTATTGTTGATGTTATAGATGCGACAACAATCTTGCGTAAATAATCCATCCAATTTGCCTTTTTTAATGGGTTTGAAATTAATCTGGCTAACATGCCCGCCGCCCCGATTATCGATACCATCCATCCACTTTCTAAAAACAATTTGAATAAATCTTTATCGTCGGACATGTTATTTTTTACACAAAAAAATTCAATAAGATTATTTAATATCTGTTTTCCCCCCTTCCCCTTATCCCTTTCTTTCCCCCTTCTTTCCCCCCCTCAGACTCCCCCCCTATTATCCCCCAAACTATCCCTTGATCCCCATCCCCCCTTTCTTTAATAAAAATACTTCGTATTTTTATTGCGCTTTGCGCGATTTGTTGAAAATCGATTGACAACTTTTAGAATCTGTGCGAAATTCAAGTCATGGAACAAACATCGTTCAAAGTTTTAAAAAATGGATTTGAAAACAATCTGATCGCCCCAGCCAAGGGCGACGCTGGTTGGGATTTGATTGCTTCTTCCGATCCAGAAATTGTTTTCTCTGACGAGAAAAAGAAAAATATTTTATATATTGAATATGACACTGGTGTTGTGCTTCAGCCACCAAATGGATTTTATACATTACTGTTCCCTAGATCTAGCATCAGTAAATATGAATTAGCTTTAGCAAATTCTGTTGGAGTTATCGACTCTGGTTATAGAAATACAATTAAATTAAGGTTTAGATTTTTAGGCAAAAAGCTTTCTAAAAACTCCCTGATTTATCAAAAAGGAGATAAAATTGGGCAATTGATATTCGCTCCAATGTTTATGTTTTCCGCTCATCAAACAGAATCGCTTGAAGAATCCGAAAGAGGTTTAGCTGGATTTGGAGAAAGGACAGGTTCATGAGATTAATGCCAGAGCAGATGGACGATCTCGACCTGATTCAAGAAGTCAGGTCAAACGGAAACAGTTCTTGTTTCAAAGAAATCGTTAATCGTCACTCTGGCATTTATCTTCAAATGATTCATAGCTACGCTCCAAAAGAGACTTCTATTGATAATTTTTATGATTTATTAAATAGTAAAGAATCGCATATTTACGATGCGATTCAATCTTTTGATCAAAATAGAAAAATAAAATTCTCAACTTATCTTGGCAATTGCACTCGTTGGCTTTGTTTAAATTCCTCTAACAAAAGAAGGCACCAACAAATTGAAGAAAATTTTGATTGCATATTTGAAACCGAAGAAGAAAAAGAATCTTCAGATCAAAAAACTATAGAAGAAATCTTGTCTAAACTTGACGAATTCGAAGACCAAAGAATTAAAAAAATATTTCGCATGAGATATTTTAGCGGAGAAAAAAAGCCATTAGCTTGGAGAAAAATTGCAAAAGAGCTTGACTTATCGATTCAAGGCTGTATAAATATCCACAATTCAGCCTTCAAAAAGCTGAAGAAAACCTATCAAAAAAAATATGATTAATGTAGTAGCACTCGCAGGAAATGCCGTGGGAGATCCCACTGTTCGTTCGACAAACTCCGGTAAGAAGGTCGCAACCTTTCGTCTTGCCGTAAACAATCCACTTTCTGAAAAGGAAGTACTTTTCATCGATGTCGATACTTGGGAAAAACAAGCCGAATTCGTTGAAAAGTACGTGAAGAAGGGTAGTCTTATTTCAGTCGTTGGCAGATTGAAGCAAGATACTTGGGAGAAGGATGGTCAAAAGCGCTCTTCTATTTCCGTAATTACCGAGCGTCTTAATTTCGTAAATTCTGGAAAGAAGAAGGACGGAGAAGCGGCTTCTGACGAAGACGCTCCTGCGCCACGCACCGCAAAGCCCGCCGCAAAAACTTACGCAAAGGCTGCTCCAAAACCAGCAGTTGACTCAGACGACGACATTCCAATTTAATGAAAATATCCTTTGAAGCTCCGTTAAACCAAATTTCATTTGGGAACGTTTCTTATAATTTCTTAAAAGAATTTTATAAGATTTCCCAAAAGGATTCTTCTTTTTCTTTTGTGATTCACCCTATAGGTGAGGTCAATCTAAGCTCATTTGATAAGATTGAAAAAGATTTTGCTGACTGGATTCAGTCATGCTTAAATAATAGGTTTAAATTCTTAACAAAGGATACTATAAGTTTAAAGCTTTGGCATTTAAATGGAGCGCAAAATAGAATTTGCCCAAAACAAGTGCTTTATACTTTTTATGAACTTGACGAGCCGACAGATGTAGAACGCTGCATCGTCGGCCTACAGGATACAACAATTTTTTCGAGCGCAAATTCCGCTAGAAGCTTTGCTTTTTCCGGTCTTGGAAAAGTTTACTCTGTTCCATTAGGATTTGACAGCGATTTCTTTAAAACGTCAAAAACATATCTTGAAGGTAAAACCCATTTTATTTTAATGGGCAAATTTGAAAAAAGAAAGCATACTGACAAAATCATCAAGACTTGGATAAAGAAATACGGAAACAATCCGAAATATCAACTTACCTGTTCTATTTTAAATCCTTTCTTGAATAAAGATTTGATGAAAAACATAATGGATGGATACAGGTCGTTGGCTTGGAACATTAATTTTCTACCTTTCGTAAAAACGAACTCAGAAGTTAATGATATTTTGAACTCTGCTGATATCGATTTGAGCGGTCTATCTGGAGCAGAGGGTTGGGGACTGCCAGCTTTTAACGCAACATGCTTAGGCAAATGGAGCATTGTGCTTAATGCCACTAGCCATTTAGATTGGGCTACAAAAACAAACTCAATTCTAGTTGAACCTTCTGGTAAAATTCCAGCATACGATAATACTTTCTTTGTGAAAGGCGCGCCATTTAATCAAGGTAATATCTATGATTTTACTGAAGATCAGGCTGTCGCAGCTATGGAAAAAGCTGTTAAACTTGTTGAAGACAAAAAAATAAATGAAGAAGGGGTAAAATTGGGACAAACTTTCACTTACGAAAGGACTGTGGGACAAATTGTTTCAATTATAAATCAACTTCATTAAGTTTTACCCGTAAACAAGTTGGCATGGCAAATGCAAATAATAAATTCTAATTATGAGTACACTATATATTAATTCTCAAATAACTGATGCAGTTACACAAACATTTGGTTCACTTTACACGTATCCTAACTGTAATGTGACCACTAAAACATCATGTGGGCTATTCCCCAGATCAAATAGCTTTACTGAATTTGAAGATCAGACTGAAAGCGGTTATAAAATTATTGCTTTGATTCCTGGTTGTCCAAAGGAAAATGTTTCTGTAAAATATATTTCTGATGAAAACCTTGTGAAGCTTGAGGCCAAGTCAGAAGTTGAAAACTTCAAGCGAAACTACGAAGCTTCATATTATGTCCCCAGCAAGTTTAATTTGGATGAAATGCAATGCTCTTTAAAAAATGGCATTTTGACCATCTCTATTCCGCACGGCAAAAATTCAAAACCTAAAGAAGTTAAAATATCATAAATCCAAAGCCGCTTGAAAAAGCGGCTTTTTTGTTAATATAAAATATGCCACTTTACACTTATCAGAATCCACAGACGGGAGAAACAATTGACCTAATCCAAGGAATGAATGAGGAGCATTCATATACCGACAAAAATGGGCTTGAATGGAAAAGGGTATTCCAAGTACCTAATGCTGCTGTAGACTCGCAAATAGACGCTAATAACCCACTGGCATTCGTGGACGCAACAAGGAACAAGAAGGGTACATACGGCGACCTTTTAGACAAAAGCGCTGAACTTAGCGAAAAGAGGGCCAAAACATACGGAGGCGAAGACCCTGTTAAGCAAAAGTTTTTAAATGATTATTCAAAAAAGACGAAGGGTAAAAAACACCCATCGTTATTGAAAAAGACTTACGAGTCAAAAAATGTTAAAGTAGATTACTAATCTTCTCCATTACCATTTCTGGAGTAATGGATCTTGTGCATTCAAAATTCTTATTTTCTGGACACCACAGCCAGTTATTTTTATCAAACGTATGCTTTTCATTGTTCCAGCATCCATTGCATACTTTTTCATTTATAATTCTATAGGGTGTTTCAAATTCTGCAAATGGCTTGCTAAACCCGCTAATTAAAACTACAGGTTTATTCAAAGCCCAAGCTAGCCAAGACAAGCCAGATCCCAGACCTATAAAAAATTTTGAGTTATGGATTTGTGACATTCTTAACTCAAGAGGGAAATCTCCAGTTTTATCAACTGCCCCTTTGGGAATTGGATTCATTATCGCATTACCAAATAACGAATATCTATCAATACACCAAGCCTCATACCCCTTTTTATTCAAAAGCTGAATCAGCTTTTCCCACCCATTCGGATTATTCCAATATTTGCATTGCGCCGTGCTTTGAGTTGCTATGCAGACATATTTTTTATTTGTCTGTCCTACGTTTGGAAACGATAATTTTGGTTTATCCTCGCGATGCTCTAGGTCTAAAATATAGCTTGGAACATGATTTAGTTTAGTTAATCTAGGATTAACAACAGATTTATCAATCCAGTTGTCCATAAAATAACCTACGTCATAAACAGCGTAATAGCCATTATTTGAATTTTGTTCCGAAATAAAATTTATATTTTTATAATTTTGCTTTAAAGATCTGAGCAAATCTTGATTGTATAAAGTGCAATCTATTTGACATTCATGCTTTTTTTGGAACCTGTCTATAACAGGAACATAGGCCAACAAATCACCCAAGCTTCCTGTTTCTACATTTATTTTTACCTTTTTGCCTTTTAAATTTAATTTTTCAGAAAAAATCAACATTCTGCCATTAGGTGTTTTTTCATAAACATCCACTTTCCAGTTTACAAAATAACTTCGTTTTGGCCTTGACCACATATTATTATTTATTGTTGTCGCGTATATTAATTCGCCAGAAGAGTCATCTATAAATTCAATATCATATGTTTTCTTTCGAGAGCCAATAACTTCAGCTTTAACTCCTTGGCGAAAATCTACAATAACTTTATTATCTTCGGTATTTATTTTTGTGTCCCGATAAGACTGAATAAATCTATTTGCAAAAATCTGCTCTCTGTATTCACTGTACAAATTGACCAAATCATTTACTCTATTTGAATAAGAATTTTTTTGAGCGTTCGCCAAAGCTTTTTCTTTAAAACTTGAGTAATTATTTACTACTGTTTTAATTCCCTCAATTGCTGATTCCAAAGTTCTTTCTGTGACGCACATCCCGTCGTATTGTTTTTCTTCAAAAGTCCCAACAACTGGCAGTCCACAAGACATAGCTTCAAGTAAAGTTAAATTTGGATGGCCCGCTTCTAATTCCGAAAAATGCAGAAAAATATCGTGCTTACCGTAAAGCTCTATGAGTTGAGTTTCGCTCAAATCAAAAAACTTAGTCAGTTTTGAATAATTATTTATTTCGCTTGGCAAGGTAGAAAAAAAGTTTTCATTATTTTGGGGGCCAGCTACAGTTATGGGCAAGTCAAGTTTCATCGCTGCTTCAATAGCAATTTTGAAACCCTTTCTGTCTGCATTTGGATTACCAGCATACCCGTTATTTGCGACGCATAGCAAACTAACACTATCTTTTAAAAGATTAAAATTTAATTTGTCTTTTGTCGGAGTAAAAACATCCGTATTTACAGCGTGAGAAAAATATCTTAATTTTTTACTTCCAAAATATTCGACGAAAAACTTGCATGGAGATGTCGATATTACGCTATTTTCTATGGCTTTTAAATTTTCTTTAAAGCAGTGAGAATCTTTTCCATACAAGAAAGCATGGTGATCGTGAATGGTAAAAATATATGGAATTCCTCTTTCAAAGCACATGTTTGCTAGATTAGCGACATGAACATGAACTACTTGACTATCATCATAATTGACATCATTTAGATACTTTATTTCGCTTTTGATGCCGTTTTTTTCTAGTTGAAGATGATAATCCCAAATGATTTTTTCTACCGCCCCCCATCCATTTGGAGGTATAGCCAACAAACCAGGAGTTACATTAATAACTTTCATATTTTTTTGACCAAGCCAAGTTGATTTATTTTAGACAAATACTGCTCATCGACAACTACTTTTTTAGTATAAATTTCTTTTTCTTCGCTTACCTTTAATTCAACATCTGTTGGTACAATCGGCCAATCAATAATTTTTATAAATGTCTGTTTACCGTTTATTTGAACGCTTGAACTTTGCGCGCCAATTATTAATTCTGCAAATCTATTATCAATAGAATTGGAAGTATGAAAAACTATAGCTAATTTATTTTCGTCTTGAACAGGAAGAACAGCGAAATACTCTACTTGAGAATTGGAATCTATTTGGCACTGTTTTGTGTCTTCAGCGTATTCGTTTAAAGAAGACATATAAATATTATCGGCTTCTTTTAGGTTATGAAAGTAAATATTTTCCAGACCATTAGATTCTGACTTTACTCGCTCCATCCAGCTGTTGTATTCAGATTCGTTTTTAATCAATGGAAATTTATCGGCAAACAAATCTGTTCGCACTGCATGAAAAACTGTTTTAAATGTTTTGCCCTCTTGACACTGCTCTTCAACAAAATAACCGTTACTTCGCTCTAGTTTTGCGAGGACTTTAGATAAGAATTTTTTATCATTTAAGATAAAATCAAAGTTCATGCATATAGCTTTTTTATAGCCAAGCTTTTTAGCAAAATTAATCGCATTATAATAATTGGTATATACGGCTGGTCCGTGATATATGTCGTTATCAGTTTTGTCTAAAAATAATTGAATTTGATAATTGCTATTATTTTCACTTGCATAGCCAGTAAATCTTTTATAAAAAGTATGTCGGGTTAAAATATTGTTTTTATCTACTATTGAATAATCTGAAGTGTTTTGCAACGCCTCTGGAACTGAGCAGTGCGATACCAAAATAACAGGAGCATTACTAATTTTGTTTAAACTCTCAATGCATTTTTGAGTTGTTTGCGTTATACAATTATTTGTTGGATAACTTGATACAATAAAAACATAATCATTAAGCTTTGCAAGATTTAGTTTATTTAAGATTTTATCTTCGTTTTCTTTTAAGTCATTAAAATTTAAATATTCTATATTATGAAATTTATTATACATGCCCAGATATACCGGCAAATTATAAATTAAGCTTGGAACATTGAAGGAAATGGCTTCTCTTATAACAAGAGGGCTTGTTTCCTTATTATTATCTGATCCTCTTGAGGTAAATAGAAAAAGATCTGCTGCTTGGTAAAAATTTTCAACATCTTTTCTTTCATTCCACCAAGTACAATTACTTGGCCACTCTTTCATCAAAGGCTCCCAATAAAATCTAAAGTTATCAGCTTGATTTCCAATAAAGTGAAATTGGATCGGGTAATTTAAAAGACTTTTTGCATACTCTATAATTTCTGCTTGATTTTTTCTTGGGGTAAAAAGACCAACGTTAACAACGTGTTTTTTAGATGGATCTAGTCCTAATACTTTTAAAGCCTCTTCTCTTGACTTTCTGATTTTTATTGAAATCGGATATTCGTGAACCTCCGAAGATATTTTTAAAGATTCTACATTTCTTTTTTGAAATTCACTTACAAATGTAAATTTATCTGGGAAAAACCTTTTTGAAGATGGATCAAAGCTGCTATCGTGAGAAGTTTCAACTATAGTATATTTTCTTTCTTTAGAATATATTTTTTCAGCCAAACCATTATCCATAAAATATTCTGGCATCTCTTCAAGATGCAAAACATCTGGATTTATTTGATTTATGATTTTTAATAAATCATTTTTATCTTCTCTTAAAGTAAAAAATTTATCTTTTAGCAAATCGATGATTTGATTTTTTTGTACTACAAACCCACCGTGATCAGCATATTCAACGCAATATATTTCACATTCTTTTTTTAATATCTGTATTTTCTTTAAAAGAAATTGTGGCAATCCACCTGTTGAAAGGTGAGGGGCTATGTAAAGAATTTTCATTTTTACGAGGTAGTAATAGATATCTCATAAGATTGTGCTGTTCCCTCAGAATTTGTCAATATAAATCTATAGTATTCGGTAGAATTATCCACCTGCGTTAAGCTATAACTTAAGTCAGAGCTTAAAAATATGTCATAAGCGGTACTCCCGTTCCACTTATACCAACCTCCGGTTGCGTTTGGCTGACCATCATTTACGCTAGACACCGCTAATGTAAATGAATCACCATTCCCAATATTAAAGTTTTCTTCATTATAAGTTACTGTTGACCCATTAACAGAAACACTTCCAACAGTTGGGGCAAACTCTACTGTTAATGTTGCGGTGGTAGATGTGTCTGGAGTAGTACCAGATACCCCAGAGACAATACAGTAATAAGTTTTGCCGTTATCTGAAGAAGCGGTCGTAAATGTATAAGAGGGATTAGTGGCACCAGATATCGCACTGCCATTTTCGTACCATTGATAAGAAAGACTTGGGCCACCCGCAGCAGTAACACTAAAAGTAACAGAAACTCCAGCGTTTACGGTTTGAGTATCTGGATCGTCTGTTATTATTGGATTCATATATACTGTGACAACATTTGAATCATCAAATCCACCTGCATTAGTTGCTCTTACATAATAATTTCCGTGTGTAGAGTTGCTCATTGTGAATGTATAATTAGAATTTGTAGCTCCACTAATTAAGCCCGCTGGTCCATACCATTGATATGTTACATTGGTTCCTTGTGATAATGAGGAACTTAATTCAACGGCATTTGTATTATTATATATATATTGAGTGCTGCTGATAGTTACAATTGGCGCAATTATAGAAATTGTAATTTCATTTGAATCGTCAAAGCCGCCACCGTTAGTTGCCCTAACTTTATATGTTCCAGTGTTTAAACTCGAAATTGCAAAATTATAAGTTGAGCTTGTAGCTCCAGAAATAATATTGTTATTTCTATACCACTGATACGTTACATTCGTTCCTTGACTTAAGCTGCTTGAAAACTGAACAGTATCTGTTTCATTAAACTGTGTTTGGTTATTAAATGAAGAAATTGTTACAATTGGTGGAATTATAGTTAATGTTGCTCCAGACGATGTAACTCCAACAGCATCATGCGTACTTGTAACTTTGCAAGTATATGTTCCAGCCGTTGACGAAGTTAAAGAAAATTGACCAGAAGCTGGATAAGAAGAACTTGTTGCTCCAGATATTATATTTCCATTTTTGTACCACTGATAAGATAAAGTGGGACTTCCTCCAGCAACAACGCTTAACGACATTCCATCGGTTTCATTGAAACTGCCTCCAATTGGATTTGTTATAATATATGGTTTTATCTTTGTGCTTACAGAATTACTATCAACCGAAGATCCACCATAACTTACTCTACAAAAATAAGTATCTGTATCATTTGCTGTAGTTAAAGCTCCCGTTGTATAAGTCGTTGATGTGGCTCCAGATATTATACTGCTATTTTTATACCATTGATAAGTTGGAGTTCCAAGAGCCGTAGCAGCTATAGAAAACGTTGCAGACGTATTATTAACTACAATTTGATTTGTTGGCTGTGTCGTTATAGTTATTCCTACAAACCCTCTTCTTCTAAAAAGTGTAGAAAGATCAGTTCCATTTACTTTAAAACCCGTATTAAAACTCGGCCTATCTTCTGAGCTTGTTGACGCATGGAAATAACCAGTTAAATCAATAGAACCTACTTTGAATTTAGTTTGCGTTCCGTAAGAAGTCCCACCATCAAGGTCTTCAAATATTCCGCTTAAATCAATATTAGTCGCTCCACTAACGCAAATAAATTTAGTTTCAGTTGGCATCTTTTAGCTTCTTTTTGAGTTCTTTAACTTCAGCAGAAAGCTCTTTGACGGCGTTTATCAGAATAACGGTAAGCTTAGAATAGTCGAGACCTTCGGCTTCGTTTTTATCGTTATGTTTAACGATAACCGGCAAGACTTTATCAACTTCTTCCGCAATAAGGCCAATATCTTGTTGTCTTGTACCTTTTCTCTTAAACGAAACTGGCTTAAGTTTATATATGGTTTCAATACCAGAATTCAATTGTTTGATATTGGTTTTAAATTTTTTAGAAGACGATGTAGTAAAAGTATCGGCAGTAACATCTCCGCTACTTGCAGTAATTGTTATTTTTGCAACATTACTATTATTTTTTACATAAATTATACCATTACTATTATTTCCAAATAAGTCATCTCCACCAGCTGTAATTGTGTTTGATACTATTAATTTTCCAGATCCAGCGTCTGGAGCGCCAGACGCAGCAGTCTCATCTCCTTTACCAATCAAAACAGTTCCATCTAAAGCAATTAACATTCTCATAATACCGACATCCGCACTGCTTACAGTTGTAAATTTAGAAGTTCTAAATACAATCGAACCATCTTGTGGTCCGTTAAAATTATTACTTGCATTATAAGCGGCTTGTAAAATCAATTGACCATTACCTGTATCGCTACCAGTTGTATTTAAAAATCCTCCAACTAAATCTATTTGAGCGCCGTATTGAACGCCATTGCCATCACCGCCGCTAATCGTAAGAACTGAATTAGCAACAGATCTTCTTATGCCAAATTGAGAATTAACAGTTAAACCAAAAGAACTATCTCCATTTGTTCCTAGTGTTGTTCCCGATAACAAATTTCCATTAATTTTTAATGCAGAGCCGTCCCATCTCAAATAATTTGTTGAAGTGTCTCCTATATAAAATTGATACTGCCCACCAGTATAACCAAGAAAAAAACCATTTCCACTGAATGCCCCCGTACCAGCACCAGACCAAGATACCGAACTGGATTTTATTCTTCCACTTCCTCCTATTTGCATTCCGTCAGAATCAATTCTAACAGCATTTTTTGTAGTACCAAAAAAACCTTCTTGGGCTATTACTGCACCTCTAAATAACCCTCCTCCAAATTCTCCTTGACCATTGCCAACTATTCTAAACCCAAAATCAGGTATTGATGTAGAACCATTTCCAGTATCAACTGATACAGTTGGCACACTTACTTCAGTCCATTTGCCAGAATCTGGACCAGGAAAAGAAGCTCCAGATGAAGTATGTTGAGTATTACAATTATATACTTTAAAAGATCCATCAGTCTGTAACACTTTAACCTTGATAACATCAGAAGGTACAGTTTTTGTTGTTTTGTAAAGTTTTCCACTTACCCAAGTTTCTATAAAAGTAGAAGATTGAAAATATGCATCACTATTTGCCAACTCAAGAACTTGTGAGCTTATAAATCCAGCCGTCAATTTTCCAGCATCAACAGTTTGAATTTGAGCATTTTTAATTCTAACTACTTGGCTACCACCAACCGTTACTACTTCAAAAGGCACATCAGCACTCGTTCCATTCCATATTTGAAAATCAGCAGCAACTAAAACAAAGGCTTTATCTATACCGCCAACTTTTTGAAGACCAGAGACATTATTATTACCGTCTAATTTAAGCATTGGACTAAAACTTGCAGTCCAAGTTCCACCCGATCTTACATAAAGTTTATAATTATCATCTGTATCATACCAAAGATCCCCTGCATTATATGTGCCTCCAGTGGGTTGTGAAGTTTGATAATAAACCTTTGCCTTTCCATCAGCTGATGTTTGAGCATTATTCGCTGTATTTAAAGCTGTTGCAGCATTAGCTGCGGCTGTAGCTGAAGTTATTCCAACGTCATTTCCTGTAGCCGCATCAATAAACTTTCCTCTAATTCCTCCTCCGCTAATTGCCATATTACCTTTTGTAATACGCTTAGTTCTTTTAGTGGAGTTTTGAAAAAATATAAACTGGTCTTTATCGTCTAAGATATTGACCTCTTGTAAGTCATCTATTCTTCTGCTTCCTGTGGACATATATATTATTTACATTAAAGATTGATTGCTTCGGTGATATATCCCGCTGTTGCTACTGGGGCAGCGTAAGAGCCTGACATTAAAATTCCAGTAGATTCATTAACCTCAAAAGACCAAGAAGTTGAAATTACTGAACGATCCCCAATACTTGATCCTATTGAGTAAGAATCTAATCTGGCGTTTTGAACTTTTACTCCAAATTTTTTAACATTAGCCTGATTTGAAAAAACAATATCAAATAAATATCCGCTAATAGAAACATCTTCTTGTTTAAATGTTGTGGCTAAATTTTCTGCGGTAAAAGAATCAACTAAAGAATCAATGCTTAAAGTGGCCATTACAGGCTTCTGAACTTTTCTATGAAATGGGTAATTATTCCCAAATCCATAAAGAGCCTTTCTTTCTATTGGGACTGATATTGACAAAGATTGAAAATTATCAAAATCAAAACCCAACTTTACTGCGTTTGAAGCTTCGGCAGTTGCTGTTATCTGACACTTTCCATGTGGACAGCCGCCAGCAAAAAGACCGCTATAACCTGTCATGTACCTTAAATTTCTTGAAGAGTCTAAGATTCCAATTGATTGGTTACTTGTCACCTCTGTTCCAGACCCAGTAACAAATAACGCTGGATTTTCAAAAGTTGCAGCGCTTACTTGAGATATTTCCGCATTAGCTCCAACAAAAGACATTGAAACTGTAGCTAAACTATTTAAACCTATACTTAATTCGTAATTATTTAAATAAACATTACCTATGCTTAATACATTATGACCATTAAAACTTGTATTAGCGTTAAGATCTTTGCCGTTATCTTGAGCAATTACAACATAAAAATTTCTATCTTGGTTTGATGTGAATATTCCAGAGAATGGATTTTTATAACCATCGGTTGTTATGCCCACATCCATACCTACAAACTTTTCATTCCACCCTCTGTTTAAATAATACTCTAGATTAAAATCAACATCTGGAGCCAATTGAGTATGTCTTATTGCAAAATTTCCAGTTCCAAGTTGTTTTAGTGGCGTGCGCTCAACATCAAAAGAAAATCCATATGATTGAATGAAATCTAATTTAGCGACACCAGATGCATTGCCCGGCGTTTGCATGGCTCCGCTAGGTCCAGCAAATATCGCCTCCATTTCATAAGATATATATTGTCTAGGCATTAGTAAGTCCTCCTTACTCCTAATGGGTCTTCTATCATGGTAACCGATATATCATTTACATTTTTATAAACAAATGTATGCTCCCACTGCGGCGCGTAAAAATATTTATTCTGATTGTATATCTTTGGAAATCTATATTGAAATTTTCTATATCCTTGTTTGTTAATCAGGAAATGTAAAATGCAACGAGCTTCAGCATCACTAATTCCTTTGAAATCAATTTTAAATTGTCTTAACACATTTGCGTGCAAACCAAAATTAGTTCTCTTGGTAAAAGAATATGGTAATTCTGTTTTTATGACCGAAGTTTCTTTCGAGACTTGTGCTGAATATGTTGGCTGAAATTCAAATTCGCGAGTCCATTTATCAGCATTTGGAATCGTGTTGGATGCAGCTATTGACGAAGATGTAAAAGTTGATCCTGTACAGTAATAAAACGATTCGTATAAATGTCCGGTATTGCTGGGATAAGTCGAATTACCAGTATAACGAACAACATCATATTTTGAATAACTTGTTGCCGCAGCCCAATCATTTTTAATATTTGATCCTGTTATTAATAAATTATTCCAATTTAATAAAGTGGATATTTGATCTGTGCTTGCGCTAACTGTTATATTATATAAATCATTTTCACTATAACTGTTATCAATATTATTAACAAAACAATTAAATGGCTTATAAATTTGAGCGGCGTCAGTATACTGAAAAGATCCTGTGCCATGCAAACTCTCAAAAAACCCAAGAATCTGTCTTGCCTGTTCTTGTTTGCGGTTTTCAAATGGCATTGATATTTGCATTTGCAAATGATTAAGGCCCTTTGGCATTGTATAAAAATAATTATCAACAGTTGTGTATTCTGTTAATTCCGATGAAAAAGAAACTTGCATTCCATACGAAGGAGTAAATGTGAACGACGAAGGGATCGTTCCTGTAACATTTTGATCTCTATCGTATAAAAATGACATTATAAAAATCCTTGGTAATTAAGAGTCATTATGGCATCATCTGTTGCGCTTGTATTTATTGATTCTCCAATAAGTTCCATATT